GCAGATTCGGAGGGTGAAAATGTCTAACCTAGCAAATGCGTTAGACATAGCTCCGCCGTATGTCTTGGAAAAGGCTTCAAAAAATGAAGTAGGTGGAGGCCCGAGCCGGACTTCCACTAATGAGCTAAATCAATCAGTTGGGTATCCTGCGCTCCAATTTCGGTTGATTGAGAACATTGGCGCTTTCCGTGCCGTGTCTAACCCTCTCGCGGCGCGGGAGGGCCGCTAACCATGGCCGAACACAGCGCGATTGAATGGACCGATGCGACGGTCAATTTCTGGTGGGGCTGTACGAAGGTCGGGCCCGGCTGCGACGGTTGCTATGCCGAGACGTGGGCAAAGCGCACGGGCGGCAATCTCTGGGGCGTTGGCGTGGCGCGTCGGAAGATCAAGAGCGCGGCCGCGCTGATCCATCGCCTCGACAACGATTATTCCTGGTGGGCTGCCGATCATCATATCGGTCAGATCAACGCCACGCCCGCGCGCCGCGTATTCATCCAGTCGATGTCGGACCTGTTCGACACCGAAGTGCCGCTCGAATGGTTCGACGAAGCATGGGGCCGGATCGAGGTCTGCAATCGGCTCGCGATCCAGATCGTCACGAAGCGGGTCTCCGTTGTCGAGAAACGGCTGGCCGCGATCGGCAAAGACGCGTGGCCAAAGCACGCGGGCCTGATGATCTCTGTCGTCAATCAGGAGGAGGCCGACCGCGACATTCCGCGGCTAATCGCGCTCAAGGCGAAACTGGGAATCCCCTGGATAGGGCTTTCCATGGAGCCGCTACTCGGGGCAGTCATCCTGCGCGAGGAATGGCTCGCCGCGCTCGATTGGGTGATTGTCGGCGGGGAAAGCGGAAAAGACGCTCGCCCGATGAACCCGAATTGGGTGCGCGCTCTGCTCGACCAGTGCCAGGTCGCGGGGGTAGCGTTCCTGTTCAAGCAATGGGGTGAGTGGGCGCCAATGGACGCGGCCGGGATTGCGGCTGACCGCCCGATCACCGACCGCTGGGGCAATGTTCCCGACTGGATGAACCGCTATGTCATTGCCGAAGGTGACGCATGGGCTCGACGCGTGCGCGGCCACAGCTTTACGCGACACTCGACGGATCTCGTCTATCGTGTCGGCAAGAAAACGGCGGGCCGTATGCTCGACGGCGCCGAACATAACGGTCTGCCGAACTTCCTGATCGGCCTCGCCGCATGAAAGAAAGGTCTAAGCGGAAAGCTTGCTTTTCCGCGATCGGGTGGGGTCGCAGCGAGAAAACCGGCCCCTGTCTATCCTTGGGCGGCAATGCTGGATGGAAAACTTTCCTCGCGGTCGAGGAGGGCCGCATAGCATGACCAAGACAACTCTGACCGATGGCTCGCCGGTCACGGCCGACCATCGCGAGATCAACCCCGCCACGGGTATGCAGAAGGGCTATGTGGTGCTTTCGTCGGCTGAGCGCGCGAAGGGCTTTGTCGAGCCGGTCCGCCGGTCCTACGTGCATCTCAAGTGCGGCGTCACGACCACGATGGGGCAGGCGCTTGCGGAGACCTACGCGCGCGACCCGTTCTTCTACAGCGGCACGTTTTGCTGCGGCTGTGGGACGCATTTCCCTGTCGGTGAACCCGATTTCGGCGGTGAGTTCAAATGGGCTGGCACCGACCAGTATGTCGGCACCCGCTCGACGGAGCAGTCGTCATGAAGGCCGGGATCGCGGTCGATAACTGGAAGCTGCCGATCTTCCGCAAGCGCCTCGCCAACGCGGGATACGAATATGAGGACGGTGGCGCGCTGACCCACGACACGACGCTGCTGACCGTGACCACAGACGATATGCCGGGTCTGGCGATGGTGATCGCGGATTGCCAGAACGAGTGCGCGCGCAAACGGCCCGCAGCATGACCCGCCCGTCTAAAACCTCCCCCTCCGAGCCTTTGGGACATGTTTTCAGGACCTTATCCGGCTCTCATGCTTCGCACCGAACCCCTTCGGGTTTCGGCCTATCGGTTTCGATCCGGGCTAAAGGAAGATTTGATGGTACAGGACAATGCGACAATCGAAAGGTTGGCTTACTTTCGCGCGGAAAAAGTCTGCGAACTGTATGGCAATTCGGCGGACGACGCCCGATTTTCCGCGAAGGAGCCAGCCGACATGGCGTTCCACAGAGGTAGGGCATCGGCCGCCAGCGAAATCAGATCACGCATCGCAAATCTCGATGTTGCCGTATCCGACGATAGCATGGGAATACGGGAGGTTCCGTGGCAGCCGACTGAAGCGATGTGGGGCGGTTTAGCGCGCCAGATCATGATGTGGCTGGACTTCGGAGATAAGCGCACGCCGCGCAGCCTGTTCCGGCACCTCGAAATGAGCGGGACGGAAATCCCGCAATGGCTCCGCGATGAACCCGAGATGCGGGCGCTCGACCATGTGCCGAGCAAAGGCACGCGCTGCGCCATCATCTACAAGGCAATGATTGAAGCCCACCCCACCCCTTCTCGCGCCTGAGGAGGGGCGTAGGTGATGATGAAAGACTATGAACGCGCGCGTCCGTTTTGTGACTGGATCGAGGATTACGGCGATGTGCTTTGGTGGCGAATCCCCGTCGTCGAAGGGCCTTATCTCGGCAGCCCGCTGTGCTGCGGCTTTCCGGTGCAGGTGACGACTGAGCTTACCTCAACCTATCGCCAGACAGAGCCCGCCGAGCGCACCTTCAACATGCTCGTCGGAGGCTGGCCATTCAGCGAGGAGGACGAGCGCCATTTGTGGTGGACGCCGATCTCGGACGGCAAGACGATCGAGGATCAGGTGCCGCTCTGACCCCGCCTAACCCCAACCCCCAGATTGTAGAGGGATGAGGAGACGAAGGGATGGCGGAGAAATTCAAGCTCCCGCGGCTGACCTACGGCCGTCTTCGAGAGCTGGTCGAATATGACCCTGCGACCGGCTTGTTCACCAGCCGCGTCGCAACAAACCGCTGGCCGTCTGGCGGCAGGTGGAAAGCCGGGCGAATGGCTGGTGCGCGTCGAAATGCTCAACCCGCTTTGCAAGCGCGCCGAGGACGAGGGTGTGCTGAGCGGAGAGATCGCGCATATCCACGGAATCAAGGTTCGCGGCAGCTGGAAGACGCTCGACCCCGGTGCGCTGCCTGTTCTGGTCTGCGAAGGCGACGAGTATCACGCCGCGATCGAGCGGATGTACGCCGGGGAGTGAAAGCGCCGGAGAAGTTCCGGATCACGCTGACCGGAACGACAATCGATATCATCCAGCGCGGCAATGCGGGGGCTCGGGTTGATTACTATGTTGGGGAGCTGTTGAGCGGCAGGGACATGCCGGATGACATTTTCCGGCCCTGGTATCTTTCCGTCGCAGTCGAAGAAGCTCCCGAAATTCCGGAGCCTATCTCGATCTTCTCGCTCGCGCGGGAGGGCGCTTATGTCGAGGTGACCTGCAATCATTGCGGTCGCACTGCCATCTTCCCGTCCGGCCCGATCAGCGAGATAGCGCGGGGACCGCGGGTGCAATCCGATTTGCGCGACCTCGGCCGGCAGATGCGGTGCCTCAAGGAACGCGGCGGCTGTGGCGAGCGTGGCGCGACGGTGCGGCCGGTCGAGTGGAAGCACCCCTGACGAAAAAAGGCGCCGCAGCCCGAAGGCCACGGCGCGCGATTTCCATGACTGACGTGGGAGATTACGGGCCGCCCGCAACCTTCTCGGCTTCGGTCGGCTCCCCACCATCCGTCCCATCTTTCGCCGCCAGCGCGTCCTGCTGGTCTTCCCAGTCGAGGACCGCGTTCAGCTGGGCCTGGAGCTTTGCGGCGTCGGTGAGGACGGCGAGTTGAGCATCCCAAGAAAGTCCGTCGCAGGTGGCCGGTGGCGCAAGGCCGCCGGGAGGGATGATCGTCGCGGGCAGAGGGCGGACGATGCCCGGACCTGAAGCGAGGGCTGCGTCGTGCTGCATGCGGATAGCACCAGCCCGGCGGTCAATATTGTCGTTCGCGTCGAAAAGCGCATTGGTTTCTCCTGTGTCGATCTTGGCGCTGGCGGTGGCGTGCGCCTGGTTCTTCGCGCGCTGGGTCGCGTCGGCGCGCGCTTGAGCGGCCGCAACAGCGGACTTTTCGGCCGCCACGCCCGCCGCGTAGCCTTCCTTGCGTGCATCGCTGATCTTGCGGTCGATGACGTGGATGCCAATCAGGATCGCGGCCGCGACACCGATCGCCAGCCAAACCTGCCATGGGATGCGCTTCAGGAATCCGGTGAAGGCTTCCCAGATGCGCAGCAGCATGCCGGAGCCTGGGAACAGTGCATCGGCGCCGAACGCGATGAGGCTCATGTCACTGCCCTTCGGCTGGCGGCGGCGGGTCGCCATCACCGCCCGCGCTGTTGCCTTCAAAGCCGGTCGGACCAGCCTTGAAGGACCACGACCGCTTGCCCAGCACATAGCCAAGCGAGGTCAGGCCCACGAAGATCAGCCCGAGGCAGCCATAGAGGCCATACGCCACTGGCCACGGGCTCAGTGACTTTTCCGCGGTCAGCGTGGCCAGCCGCCAGGCGAACGCGATGCAGACCAGCGTGAGTCCGATCAGGGCGGACAGCGCCAGCAGCATGCGATTGTCGCGGCGGTGGGCCTGCTCTTCGGTCAGAACCGCATCGCTGGCGGGGAGAATGACGGGCGCGACCATCACAACGCCTCCACGATCAGCTTGCAGCCCCAGCAGAAGCTGATGACGATGCCGCAAGCACCCGCCGCGAAGAGGACGATGCCAGCGACAATGTTGCGCGTGTCGGCGGTCGTGTCCTTCATCATCTCGGCCAGATAGAGCAGGCCTCCGGTGAAGATCGCGAACACCGAGGCTAGCGCGAGGATAAAGAGGTGCATAGGTGCCTCCATTCAGCGCCAGCCGAGCCGGCGGATCATTTCGTCGAGGGGAAGGTCGCAGATGTCGGGTTGGTCCGGCTCGTCATCCGGATCATCGATGTGGCGCGGGCGGTCGTGAGGAGCAGCGGTGAGATGGCGTTCCTCGGTGGGTTTGTGCTTCATATCCCGCCGACGATTTCGCCGTTCGTGATGAAGCCGTGCCAGAGGCCGCCAGCTGACCCGTCGAGCGATGGCGTGACGGTCAGGGCCGCGAAATCAAGATCCCCTTGATGCGACCACGCGAAATCACGTCTGCATGGCTGCCAACTGTCAAACTCATGATCCTCGCCAGCCTGATCGGCCATCGCCGCCCACACGAGCTTGCATTGGTCACGGAACGGCGTCGGCTCGAAGGAGCAAGTTTGGCGCCAATGGACGGCCCCGGGCGAAGACTTCGGCGAGAGGAAGATGAAGCCGACGCGCTTGCCATCCTTGACGAGCCAGCGCGGATCGAGATCGAGCAGTCTCACGCCGTCACCAGATCGTACTGGGTCAGATTGTGCGCTCGGATGATCGAGTGCAGCAGATCGGCGTATCCCGACGCCGTCGCGTAGTGCACCGCCATGAGGTCGATGAACTTCGCGACATCGGGCAGCGCGGCGCGGGCAGCCGCATAATCCACGCCCGTCGCCAGCAGCTTTGCGTGCGCGTCGAAGAAGGCTTCGGGCCCGGTATAGTCCTTGAACCACCGCTGGCACTTGACGACCTGGCCGTTGACCTCCTCGTGCGTCCAGCAAAGCGTGGCGGGCTCGAGCGGCTTGCCCGGCTGATACGGGAAGACGGCGCCGGTCACCTTCGCGGTGATGCCGCCATAGTTCCACTTGCCGCTCTCATGTGCGCCCCAGCCGCTTTCCAGCGCCCATTGCGCAATGCTGACCGAGGCGGGGATGTGCCAGGTCTTCTGCCCGGCTTGCGCGCACGCAATCACCGCCGCAGGGATCTGCGTCGTCATAGGAACCTCGTCGATTTAGGGTGGTTTTGGAGGCGAGGCCGTAGACTCCCCCCGCTCCGGCACTCAGGTTACCGCCCCGTCAGGCTTCGCGCTGGCGGGGCGTTTGCTTATTCGGCTTTGGTCAACCGCTCGATTTCGCGGTCGAGGTACCAGCGCGCCTTTTGCAGATCCTCGATTGCGTCGCCCTTTAGGCCCGCGCGCCAGATATATTTCATGGCATTGCCGAGGCAGAAATTCATGTGCTCGGTGACATCGATGCACTGAACGCCCGACGGGTGGCTCTTGTAATGCGAGGGGTTGATCGCGTCTTTCACGCCGCTTCGCCCGCCGCCGCCAGTTCCGGCGTGTAATGCAGCGTCGTCACCATCGCGCCGGCAGAGTGATAGGTGTGACCGAGCAGCTCACGCGCCGCAGCCAAGCCCTTGTCCGCCGCCCACGCATTCCGGGCCGAAAGCGTAGGGTGCTGCATCACCATCATCCCGCGCAGCTCTTTTCCGCTGTGGATGATGAAGTGCTTATGGTGGAGGTGGCCCGTATGGCAGACCCGATAGGTCGCTTGGCCCCATTGCTCCGCAAAATCTGCGGCGAAGATGCCGGGAAGCTCGTTCAACGATGCCTTGTCGCCATGATGGGTGGTGATCATCGTCTTGCCGAACAGCATCGCCCAATAAGGGCGGATCGACGGATCGACGATCACGCGCGGTTCGTTCTGGAACACGCGCATGAAGAGTTTTCGCATCCACCACGCCGACAGCGGATCGTGATTGCCCGGTTTTATGACCAGCCGCACGGTGCGGTAGCGCTTGAGGCCGTGGAGGACGGCGGCTTCGATCACGTCCATGCCGACATCCGCGATCTTGGGAAATCGGCCATCGACGTCGAGCAGGTGCTTGGACGCGGGCGTGAGCGGCGCGTAACCATCGGAATCGAGGAAGTCGCCGAGAACGACTAGCAGCAGGTCTTGCGCGGGAGGCAAGGCATCCATCAGCCAGCAAGCGCCGGCTAGCAGCATCTCGCGCGCGATGCTGAGATCCCAGTTGCCCGATCCGGTTTCGGGATGCCAAGCCATCGCGCCGACGTGGCCGTCCGCGATCGTGACCTGATTGAGCATGTTCGTCGCACCAAGTGACGCGGGCAGCGCAACTGGTTGAAGCGGCTGGATCAACTCGACCCGATGGCCGAGCGCGGCAATGATCTCTTCTTCGCGGACGGAATCCGGCGATTGCCGTTCCCACGTCCGTTCGATCTCGCCGCTCGCTCCACGTTGGACGGTGACCTTGCCCATGCGGAATCCGGCCGCCACGCCGTGCTCGAAATGGCCGGGCGCGAACCCCTCTCGGGCCGCCCTGGCACGCAGCCGACCGATCGCGCCGACGATGTTGGTGTGGTTGATGTCGAGTGCGGTTGCGGCGGCGCGCATGCCGCCATGCTCATTGACCGCCTTCAAGAAGCGGGCTTCCGTCTCCGTCGCATAGGCGAGGAGGCCTTCATCCAATTGGGGCAATACGGCCTCCCGCCGCTGTTGAGCCGGGGTACGCGAACGCTACTGGTTACGAAGATGGTCGTCGGCTGGCGGGGGATTGGATTTCCCCAAGGGCGGCCCGTAATGTCCGCGGCACGCAGACCGGTATGTCGTGACCCGCTGCAACGGCGTTATCACCATGATACCGGCGCCGAGGAGCGCGAGGGCGATCCCGGGCATGATCACTTCTTGGTGTCCCGCATGGCTTCGAGGATGCCCTCGATCCGTGCCGTGCGCTGATCGACCGTGTTGAGCGTGTCGCTGCGCTTCTGAGCGTCCTGCTCGATCGCGGCGATCCGGCGCGTGTTGTCGTTGATCTGGCTGACATAGGTTGCGCCCGACCAGATCAGGCCGACGATAGTGATCAGCATGCCGATGAGCGGCAGCCAGTCGAGCCAGCGCGGTTTCGCCGGCGCGGTCATTGGGCGAGTCGCCGACCGGAGGTGTTGCTATTAAACATGGATCAATCCCCCCGGATCGGTTGAGGTTTATTGGTGCAGTCCATCGCAAAGATGCTATGCGGGACGCCATAGAGCCCGTTGCCATCGGGCCGTCGAAGAGGAGCATATGGAGCCGAGACTTACCTCTGGGGAGGCATTCGCGGTTTTTGTGGGGTGGCTTGGACTTGCCATCGTCGTCGTTCCGACGGTGATCTCATACATCAAAGCTTGGGGGTAAAATGTTCAAGAAGGCATTGATCGCAGGTGCGGCTGAAGCAGTGCGCGCATCGCAGGAGAACTATACTCAGGTTAACCTTAATGTGCTGGTCCTCGGTATTGAGGTCGCCTTCAGCCACGATAATCCGATGACGGGAAACAAGGTCTCTCGGTCGGTTCTGGTCGAATGGGGCGACTTCACCCGCGAGGACGTCTTGTCCGAGGTGGTGCAGAACCTTGTCGCATCGCTTGAGCAGGGCGACGACTTGTCCGCCGCAGCTTAGCCGTTAGGGAAGTGCGCTCCACGTCGTGAAGTTCTCGGTCGCCGCATACCATGCCGGCGACCCGAGCAGGGTTTCATCGTCGTAGAAGCGGTAGCCGAATGCCTCGCCAGCAGCACTCATCATTGGGCGCACGGTCGTATAGACGTTGCTCAAGAAAAAGCCGCCCTGGTTGACCGCCCAGGCTTGCGCGACGGCCGACAGTTCCTTGATCATCTTCTCCATGTTGGGATGATGCCAGACCGCGTTGGCGAGCGCACCTATGCGGACGCGCGATTGACCGTCGAAGTCGACTGCGGGCGGGATCACTTCCCAATTGACCGAACCGTTGGCGGTGATGTCGTCGGCCGGGCTCAAGCCCACCGTCGCCGTGCCCTTGCAGCGATAGAGATTGCCTGAATAGGTGGCGAAGTTCGCCTGCGCATAGCCGGCGGCATAAGTCGTAGCCGAGTTCCAGGCCTTGGCCTCGTCCGGCCAACCAACGCTCTCGGTCGCGCCCTGAAAGCCTGTTTCATACCAGCCGATGCGCACCGTGATAGGCGCGATCGGATTGCCGGGATTGGCAGCATTCCAGGCGGCAAGCTTGGCGTTGACGAATCCCTGCATCGGGAACGGCCCGGTTGTGATTGCGGTCGGGATCGAGGCCGAGACCTTGCTCGTATAGTAGGCGCGCGCGGTGTCGGACAGCATCTTGTCCGCCAGATTGTTCACCGCCGTTATGCCGTCGATGTCCGTCCGATAGAGCGCCTGCTTGTCCGTCGCCAAGACGCCATAGTTGGGGCCATCGTTGGTGTACTGCCAAAGCAACTCGGTTCCACCCATTGCCGTGATGCCGAGATAGACCGACTTCATGACGATCGGGTTGGTCTGCCAGCTATTGTCGAACTCCAACATGATGCCGGGCTCGGTTGCCGAAGCGGCATCCGCCTCGCCGCGGTACGTCGTGGTGTTCTGGATGTTCCAGATATGCTGCGAGGTAGTTTTTCCGGCGCCCGTGCGCGCCGTGTCCACCAGTCCCTTGATCAGGTTGGTCATGTAAGCGCGATACCGATACATCGCCCAACGGCCCTGCACCTCGTAGAGAATATGCGCCCAAGGGCAGATCGCGATGTCGCTCGGGTTCGTCGAACTCAGCACCCGCCAATAAGCGGTGTTCGTGCGATCGATTGTATTGTTGCCCGGCACAGGCTGGATCGCGACCCATATCGTCTGCTCGGAACTGGCAAAGACGACATCGCCTGTATTCCACGCCACCGTCTTGCTGTGAATTTTCGGGAAGGCGGTGCCCTTGGGATTATTAGCCAGCGCCTGCCAGACGCCGACCCCAGCGCTGGGGCTGTTGATGATCACCTGGTCGCCGGTCACGTGGTCGATGATCGATACCGAAGTTGTGTGCACGTAGGGATATTGATAAGCGACTGGGACCGCGCCCGCGCTGTTATTGGACACTGCATATCCGGCGCGCAGGCCCATCACCGAGATTTCGGTGTTCTGGATGAACCGGCTATTCCATACCTCGTTGCTGAACTCGACGAAGAGATAAGGGCTCTTGAGCGCCGTCAGCTGCTGCGCCTGCCAGGCGAGTAGGCTCGGATGGTCGCGGTGGCTGAAGATCACCTGCATCCCGACGCCGGCTTCATTGGCGATCGTGATCAGTTCGGGCAGCGACAGGCGCGGTTCTCCCACGCCATTCGACGAAAACAGGTAATCGGTGGCTTCGGCAGTCCGGAGCCGCATCGTGGTCAGTGTGTCGCCATTGAGGACACGCGCATTATAGCGACCCATGTCTAGCGTCCGGAAGATCATCCCGACTTTCTTGAGCCGGGCGACTTCCGCCGGAAAACCTACGGGCTCCGGAAAAGCGCGGGTGACGCCAAGCGTCGGATGCGGCACCACGCGCGGACGTCTGATCTTGCCGGAGGTCATGGAACTGACCGGAACGCTGATCGACGGCGCCAAGCCGCCAGCAACACCAGTGATGGTCACCTTCCACAGGCGGCCAACGCCTCCGTCGTCATTGGCCAGGCTGATGCCCTTTGATCCGCTTCCGAGCGTCACGCCTGGCACCGGATCCACGAACTGCATCTGGAAGATTTCGGACGCGCGGTCTGGGTCATAGACGCTGGGGAGAACGAGCGTCAGCGAGGTTGTGCCGGTTGTTGCCACCAGCGAGGCCACATCAATCGTCCCATCGAGGTCCATCTTGATGGTGTGTCGCGCCGGACCGCTATTCTGAACATCGGCAAGGTCGGAGCCGTCGATCGTCGTGTTCCAACCGGTCTGCACACCGCCTCCGGTGCCGAGCGGCCAGACGTAAGGGTGATCGAGAGGACAAATGACCGATCCGTCCTGCGTCGTCCAGAACGAGCGCTTGGCCTCGTCATAGGCGAAGATCTGGCCGGTGTAATTGTTCATGCCCGAAGGCACGACACCCTGGATCAGCTTCTTGGTGGCCCCGCCAGCAGCGCCGCGCCCGCGACGGAACCATGGTAGGCGAAACCGGCCCATTTACTGAGCCCCGATCGCGCTGAGGTAGGTATTGAGGCAGCTGTGGAGATTGCTCTCGTCGGTATCCGTCAGGATTCCGCCGTAATAATCTGCGGCGATCTGCCCGCTGGTGTAGGTGCCTCGACCGAAACCGACCGCGAATTGACTCGTCAGCGACGTCGAATCGTCAGCGCTCGTGCCACTCGTCAGAAATGACCCGTTCTGGAAGGTGCGGATGGTCGAGGCGTCAGTGCGGACACCTGCATAGTGGTGGCCGCCAGTCGTGGTCGGGCTAACAGCGGTGGTGCCGTTTATGCGGACCGCGATGCTGGTGCCGCTCGCCCAGACGATCGAGGAATTGGTGTTGCTGGCCACGCCGACAAGACCTGTGGCTCCGCTGGGGTTGGCATTATACCAGACCCCCATCGTCGCCCCCGCGGCAGCGTAGTGTGCCGCCGAGCTGACCAATGCCGTATAGAGAATTCGGGCGTTCGTGCCGTTGCCGGCATAGCCACGATCAACGGTGAAGGTCATGCCGGAGTTTGTCGAATTGCTCGAGGGGCTGATCATATTGACCAGGCCAGCCTGACTGTCGTGCATCGCGCGGATCGTGAGAGCATCGAGCTTCGTGAAGAGCCCGGCGCCTTCGACACACGTCACCAGGGTCGATAGCAGCCCCTTGCGGGTGGCATCAGGCTGAACCGTCATCGCGGCAAAATAATTGCAGGTCGCGACATCATACCCGCACGAGGCCGCCGGCCCCAGCGCGAAGCTGATGCCCGAGCGATGCGGGCGAGGCGCGCCGCGGAATGCCTGGGCATCAAGCGCCGTCGAGCCGAGAAGCCCGACGAGCGCCGCGACGGTAGCGAGCCGACGCATTACAGCGGCAGCCAGCTGGAGACGTTGACAGTCACGCCACTTGCGGTCGTGTATACGTAGATTGCCGACGTGCTGCCGAAGGGCGCGGTATAGATCGTCGCGTCAACCGCGCCGCTCGCGACCTTGATGTCGTAGACCGTAGCGCTGCACGACGTGGTTTGGGTGAAGCAGATATAGACCGCCGCAGTGGGTGAGCCGTCAAGCTGGACCGTCGCGAGCAAGCGCGTCGACCGCGCGCTGTCAACTTGGGTCGCTGTGCTGGCGGTGACCGCCGTGCGCGTGCTGGTTGGCGATGCCTGTCCCGGCAGCAGACCGCCGCTGGTGGAGGTCTGCAGGCTTCGCGCGTTACCCGACGGGCCGGTTCCCGTAACGTTCATGCCACAGGTTGGAGCGGTGCTGCCAACCGTGCCGAGACACCCATTCAGCGTTGCCTGAGCCGCCGAAGTTGCCGCGCCGGTCGGCAGTGCAGAAGAGTTGACCTGCACGCCGTTCGTAGTGCCCGGCGTGGTCTGGTCGATCTTCACCGCCGAAGAGGAGGTGTCGGACGATGCTGCGATCAGCGCGTCGAGCTTGGCGGCAACGGTCGCATCAAGCACGCGCAGGTTGCGCGACAGGTCCATCGACAAAGGATCGGTCGTCGCGCCCTCCGTCGAGGTCTGGGGAGAAGCGTTGGCCTTGGCCGAGAGCGAACCGCCGCCGCCACCGGATGCCGAATATGGCAGGCCCGTCGTCGGATCCATGAGGACCGCGCCGGGGATGCAGTTGCCCGCCAGGTCCTTGCTTTCGCAATTTGGCGTGGACGCCATAGACGGCGAGGCAAGCAGCGTCGCGCAGGCGAACGCCATCAAGCCGCAAAGCAGCTTCTTCATGGGTCAGTCCTTTCGAGGGATTCAGTAGAAGGTGAGCATGTCCGCGCGGACGATCGCGCGTTGGCAGTGGCCAGGAGGCGAGCCGAGACAGCGCGCGCCGAAGTCGATGATCGCCGCAGCGATACGGGCCCAGCGATGTCCCGCAGCCGCCATGCGCCCGCATTTGGAGCTGATGGTCTCGACCGGAGACGGGCATGGGCCGCCGACGATCAGGAACTTGGGCGCGGCGAGGATCACATACGAAAGCTGGTCGAGCGCGATCAGCAGCGCGCGAAACCAGGCCCGGAATCGGGTCACGGCGCTTCGCCCGCCAGGATCGCCGTTACCCGATCGGCGGTGAGCAGACCGGCCGCCTGCATCTCATTGAGTGCGGTGGCCAACACGGGATCGGACAGCGAAACGCCGTCGGTGAAGCCGTTCAGCAGGTCGAGGAAGTCCTCGACGTCGGCGTTGCTGGATGCGGCTGCGCGGATCGCCTCGCGCTCCTCCCGGGTCAGAAGCAGCTTGAAGCGGCCAACGGAAATCAATGGTGCGGCCATCGGCTTGTCCTTGAATCCCTTGTGGGCCGGGTCCCAGCCGTCGAAGCTGTCCAGATAGTCGGGCGGCACGCCGTCATAGAGCCAGGTCCCATCCGGGATTGGGTCGGGCGCGTCTTCGAAAGGGCCGGAGTTCCAGCTATCATCGGCGGTGTTGATAAGCGCGTAGCGAGCCCACGACATCGTTCGCTCCTACTGATGCGCGGTCAGGCCGCCGATGATGTTCACGTTCAGTGCGGCGCCGGTCGAGGAAGAGCGCATCCGATAATAATAGGCGGTCCCGCCAACCGGCGTGAACGTCCCGGAAAAGCTGTTATCGACCGGGCTTAGGACGCTGTTGAATGAAATCGGGCCGTTGGTCGCGACGGTCGTCCAACCGGACGCGCGCTGCGGATCGGTCGTATATTCCAGATAGCAGGTGATGTTTGCGGTGCCGGAGCCGCCGCTGTTATAGTAGATTTGCCCGTCCCAAATGAGCGTCACTGTCCCGCCGGTGACGAACGAGTTGCCGACGATAGTCGTGGTCGATACCGTCGTGCCGCCGGTGTTCGTCTGGGTGATCGGAGAGGTTGTGCCTCCGCCAGCGCCTGAAGCGCCATCGGCGCCCGCCTTTGCGAACGTCAGGTTCGTGACCGATCCGCCGATCTCGCAAAACGCGCTATCGAGATACAAGGTCTGATTGGCCGAGACCCCCGTGTGCGCCCAGACTGACGTTCCATTTTGCAAATAGGTGACCGTCGTGCCTGAATAGACAATCTGGAAGACGTCGCCTGGAGTGTGAGTTACCTGATGCCCGGTATAGCTATTGCTTTCCCAAATCTGCGCATTGCCGCTGGTATTGATATACCAAGCATAATCAAGGCTCGTGTAGCTATCGTCCGTGTTCGGATCGGAGTTGAGGGCGATCATCACCTGATGAGTGCCATCGACCGACTTAAAGCCGCAGGATGCGCCGTTAGTGAAGGCTTCCGCCGACGTGACCGAGCCATTGCCCCAAGCGCTGGTCCCGCCTGTCTTGGTGACAGTGCTGCCGCTGATCGTCATGCTGCTGCGGTTGATGAGCGTGAAGGTGCTCGCACCGTTCGTCCCATTGGCCCCGTTCTGCACGAACAGCACCGGCGCCGACCATTCCGTGGTCAGGATCGTATCCGTCGCCGATGTCGCCACCGCTGAGGCTGTCGCCTGGATCTGATAGCAAGGGTTCGATCCGGCCGGCGGTGACTGGCTCCAGCCGTTGAAACTGCCGGAAGGGGTGAGAATGCCGGTCGAGAAGGTGTAGGTCAGCGTCGCGCTAGGTGCGGCAGCGCTACCCGTCGGAGCCGATGCCGCGCGCTGATACATGACCACCGTCGCGGTGTTGAGGCCGTCGGTGGTGAACTGGACCGGTGTCGTCCATGCCGTGTGGAGGATCGTTGCGGTGGTCGTGTTCGAGAAGGCCGTCGCCTGCGTGACCCAGAGCGGATTGCCATTCGCGGCGGGTGGCGTGGTCTGCCAGCCATTGTTCGGCGAGGGCGACATGCCCTGTGTGGCGAAGGTGTAGGTGATGTCGTTGCTCGGCAGCGTCGGCGACGAAGCTGCGCGCTGCCACAGCGTCACGACATTGGTCGAATAGCCGTCCGCGCCCGCACCCGTGCCCGCAAAGGTGACGTTGGTCGCCTTTCCGCCGACATCATTGAAAGCGCTGTCGAGCCAAAGCTGGAGATTGGCGGAGACGGCGGAATTGGTGCGCCGCGTCACCCCGTTTTGCAGGTAGGTGACCGTCGTGCCCTGATAGATGATCTGGAAAACGTCTCCGGCCACATAGCTGAACGAGGAACCGACAGCGGTGCCGCTTTCGTAGGCCTGGCAAATGCCGTTATTGTTGATAAACCAAGCGAAATCGAGGCTGGTATAGGTGTCATCGGTCGCCGGATCGGAGTTGAGGCCGATCATGTAGGCCTTGTTGACCTGCAGCGGCTGGAAACCGCACATGCAGCCGCCGATGAAGCTCTCCGACGATACGACGGACGCATCGCCCCAGGCATTGGAGCCGGTGATCTTGGTGACGGTGCGCCCGTCGATGTAGCAATTCTCGCGGTTGACCAGCGTGAACGATTGCAGCGAGCCGGACCCAACCGCGACGAAGGGCGATAGCTGGACCGTGTAGGCGGTGACGGTCGAGATGTCCTCGATCGCGCGGCCAAAGGTGTTGAACGACTGCAGCTTGACGTACATCGTCGTGCCGAGTGCGAGGCTGCCGTAATCGTATTTGAACAGCGCCTCGTCGAGCCGGGCGAAGGTCTGGCCCGATGCGTGGCTCGCGATGGTCGTGCCGTAGAGGCCGCGGCGCAGGTTCGTCAGCCCGTAATGGTTCGCGGAGGTCAGTGTCGCCGTCTGGTAGGAGACGATCTCGGTGCCGATCAGGCAGAGCGTCGAGCCGATATTCGCGTTGGCGCTGTTCGAACTCGCGAGCGCGCCGTTCGACGCGGTGAGATCGACCGAAAGCGTGTTCGTGGTGTCAGGATCGGCATGGCTGGCCAGCGTTGCCGTCGAGACGCCGAGCCGAGCCGCCGCCGTGATCGAGCCGACGCGCTGATATTGAATATCGTCGGCGCTGACCCAGACCTCGCAGCCGCCCCAATTGGCGTTGGTCGAGGCGGCCGCGATCCAGACTTCCGCCGCGCCGCCGGTGAGTGATGTCGGGGCGTTGATCAGGACCGGGGTCGAGACAGAGCCTGGCGCAACGTCGAAGTTGGGGGAAAATCCGCTGCCGCTGTGCGTGCTGTAGAGCGCGGCGTGAGCAGTGCCGACGAAGACGCCTTCGCCCTTGAAGGAGCGGGTGCCATCCTCATCATCTTCGATTTCGGTGATCTGGACGAGCTGGCGATTGAGCTTGAGGCCATCCGTCGTCGTGGTGAGCGTGACGTAATCAAGCGGCTCAAGCAGGTCGAGATTCCAGGTGCCCTTGAAGGAATAGACGTCCCGGCGCTGGATCGATCGCTGGAGCAGGAGTTGCGCGACCTGCTGGGCGACCTGCGCATCGCAGATCGAGTGGATCGAGGTCGGACCGTTCGAGCGTCGGCCGTAACGGTTGATGTTGGCGGCGTCCTGGGCCTGCGAAATCTCGGTGTTATATTGGGTCGCGCGGTTGAGATATTCGATCTGAACGAAATTGAACGCTTGGCTTTGATCGATGATGTTCAGCGAGACCGGGACGCCGTTGACCGGGATCAGGTCATCCTCGGTGAGGTCGTAAATCGGCGTCAGATTGGGCGTGTACGTCGCGCCATTGCCAGTCAGCGCCGTGTCGCCATAGGGAACGACCTTGAGGACGCCCTCCGACCAGGTCGCGTCCGAATTGCTGGCAAGCAGCATTTCGCTCACGAAATCGCGCGCGGTGCGCTGGGTCTCCTCCACCGGCGAAAGCAGCAGGCCGGCCGCCAGGCCGTAGTTGGACCATGCCGACCAATCGCCGTTGAAGGATGAGGACCAGCCGGGCAGACCATATTGGGCGTTGGTCAGATAGTCGGTGACGATATCCTTCGGGTTCGCGTCCGGCACGCTGCTGCTGTGTTGGAGCGCGAAATCCACCTCGAAGGTGAAGTTCGGCAGCGTCGGCGAGGTCCCGAGGCCATAGTTGCTGGCATAGACGTAGGCGGTCGAACTATAGCCGCGGGCCTGTGACGCGTGCTTGCTCGTCATATAGCCCCAAGGGGCTTGGCCGGCGGCGCCGAGCATCACGCTCAGCTTCGCTTGCTGGAGCGCGGTAAAGTCGTCGTTGCCGGTATAGACCGACGAATTCAGATAGACGGTCCGGACGCCGGTGATCGGGCCTTCGCACAGCGCCGCGATGAAGGTCGCGTAATAGCTGTAGCTCGATATGCTGCCGCCGCCCTTGCCGCCTGCCTGCTTCTGGGCGACCGAGTTGAAGTCGCCATACCAGATCAGGTTGCACTTGATGCGCGCCCGGCCCCAGCCGAGCGTGATGGCGGCGCCCGCGATCGAGGATTGGACTTTGATGCCGTTATAGCGCACCAGCCCAGCGGACGCGGAGTGACCGAACATGCCGCCTCCGTCAGAACAGGGTGAAGCAGAGGTGCGGCCGGCGAAGCATCTCTTCTTCGCGGTCCATGTCGGCGCGAACGACGGCCACCGCCGGGCCGGATGCGTGAATCACGATCGGCGGCGCAATGACGATAGCGCCGTGGCTGAAGGTGCGGCCGTAGCGCCAGATTACGAAGTCGCCGGGCAGGAGGTCTGCGCGGTCGATCTGGCGGGCGTGCGGGCGGACCCAGGAAAGATAGGTCTCTTCGTCGCGGTGCAAAAACCACTGGTCGGCATAGTCAGGCGCCAGATGCGGAACCAGGCCGACTGCCTCGTAGACGGCAGCCGGAAGTTGGGCGCAATCGACGCCGACGCCCTTGATGCGGGCGTGCGAATGGTAAGGCGTGCCCTCCCAGGAAAGCGCTTCGGCAACGATGGCCTCGCGCGCTTCCTGCTCGGTCATCAGTAGGCTGTTTCAGGCACCGGAATGAATTCGAAGCCCCGGAATTTGATCAGGTTGTTGAACCGCGCGACGCACGTCGCCGATGTCTGGTCGCAGCCCGCATAGGCGGTGAAGGTGTCGCCGGCCGATGGCGGTGTCGGGAGCGGCGCGATCAGCGTGAAGTTGCCCGAGGCGTCGTTCGACTTGACCGTGGCGGAGAGGCCATTGTTGGCACCGGAGGTGAACACGATCCGCCCCTGCGACCAGCGGCCGGCATTACCGGTCAGGCCCGACCCGAACGTCGTGTAGGTCGGCGTGCCCGAGACCGTCCCAGCAGACGAGAATGTGGCGGCGCTCAACCCGCAACCGCTATCGTAAACGGTGTGGATGCAGCCGACTTGATAGAGGTTGGTCGGCATCTGGGCATCGAGCAGGACGGTCCACGCGGTCACCGTCATCTGGATCTGATTGCCCTCGATCGCGTCCACCGATGTTACGCGGCCGGTAAAGCCGTTCAACGTGCCGATGATCGCCGATGCCCAATCCGGCGTGTAACCATAGTCCAGCGACACGTTGGCAAGGTCGAAGCCATGGCCCACCGCGAACTGGAGCAGCGGCACGCCGTTGATCGTGTCGTTGTCGTCGGCGGTGATCGTGACCGCCATGGTGGCGTTTTCGAGCCCGCGCTTGGTCGATATCTTGCCGTGATCGATCCCGGGTCCCAGCGCATAGGGGTGGCCATTCGCGGACAGCGGAATATCGGCGCCCGACCAGCGGATGACCGTCCCGCCGGATAGCGTGAAGGTCCAGAGGTCGGCGCGCTGGAAATCGGTACCGCTGTCCAGAAGGGTGATGAGTGCGGACGATGCGGATTTCATGCCTTCACCCCGATCAGGTTGATCCCGTCGGCACTCCAAAGACCGTTCATCAACTGCTTGGCGGTCAGCTTGTCGTCGGCGAAGCGGACGAGGAAAGCGAAGTTTCCAAGGAAGGTGAGGGCAGCGCCGGATGCGGGCGCGGCGAAGAAGGTAATCTGGCCGAGCGGGCCGATGGAATAATCGCCGGCCGTTGAGGTGGTCGGGACGTAGGCGCTTGGACTTGTGCCGACCTCCGCTTGCGCCCCCCATAGTCGCGCGGAGCCAGTGTTGGCCGCTGCGCTGCTACCGAGGACGTTATAGGGCCCGTAAGCGGGGTAGAAAGCGAGTTGGAGGGAAGTGTTGCCGGCGTTGTTATTCGTGGCGCTGACCCAGACGCGCCAGAATGCCCCATGGTCTTCAATTCCATATTTCCCACTGGGCGCGGCGCTCTGGATCGTCCCAAAGTATGGATCGAAATAGAGCACGGCACTTGGATTCGGAGATCCGCCGTAGAGCCCGATCGCCAGGACCATCTGGTTGACGGCCGAAGTGGCTTTCTGCACGTAGACGGACCCCACGTACGCAGTGCCGTCATTGGCGACGGTGATGTTCTGATAAATGCTGCCGACCACGCTGGTGCTCGTATCGGTCACCGTGTCGGCGGTGGTCGTGCCGTCAGGGGCCGTATCGGTGTTCGCCCCGACCGTGATGCCCGTATCCTTGGCCCATACTGCGTTCGAGAAATCCTCAGACCAGCGCGCTAAATTCTTGCCGATCGGAGCCCCGACCATCACGCCGTTCACACGCACCGTTGGCGTGCCCATCACGCATCGGATCGGCTCGACGAAATAATAGGCGCCACCACCGACCGTGCGGGTCAATTGGAATGTGGTCGTCGTCCCGTCGCCGGTTCCGAAGGTCTGGAAGACGCTGTTATCCGACGGATCGAAAAAGAAGAATTCCTGATACCGCCCGGCCTTCGAGTTGAAGAACGCCAGCAGCTTTTGCTGCTCGGCCAGCGAGGGCGCGTCGCGCAGCACCTCGTAGCCGACGTTGAACGACCACACCGGATAGGACCATTGCATCCGGCGGCGTTCGCGGCCGGACGAAGCCTGCTGCACGCCCGTCTGCCAGGTCGGCTCCTTGGACGTGATGAAGCTGAATCCGGGCAGCAGCGGGAAGATGTCGGGATCGTTCGCGAAATTCGGCGACGTGATGATCCAGCGGCTCGGTAGGGAGGATTGGGTCAATGCCACCTCCCGGACGCGCGATCGTGCTGCCTGAGGGATCAGGCGGTAGGCGCAATTTGTGAGAATGCCCTGTTATGACAGAGCAGCTACCCGATGGGAAGGGGGATCGGCTCTTCCAGCCGCTAGCATACTCTGCGACCGAAACGACTCGGGGAGTGGCGACATGGTGACCAGCAAGAGCGATGCGTCGAAGGCCGGTAAGCTTCTGAAGACCAGCAAATCCTCAGCCGTGAAATCGGTCGCAGGGTCTGACCTCGCGCAGGCGAAGAAGTCGGGTTCGACCAAGAAGAAATGACCGACCCCTGGCGCGGGGAATATCGCGGCAAGCTGCCGCCGGGCGCTCAGGAAATGCTGGATCGTAACGTCGCCGGTTGGCGCGAAGCCGAATCCTGCGGGTTGAGGATCACGGTGGAGATCCCGCCGCCCGGACCACCATGGCCATGCCCTGTGGCCGAGGCGCATGCGGGCGAACGCTTTACCATCGACGCCCTGCCGCCGCTGCCATGGCCCGGTTGCGAACGGCTGCCGTGCTGCTGTTGCGGCTATGTTGCGATCGCCGAGGACCCGGAGTAGCTTCCCGTCAAAGTCGGGGATGGGCGGATGGCGTTTTGGTTGATTGCAGCAGCGGCCTTACCGTCCGTCTTTGGGCTTCAGTTGGGCGCGCCGATCAGCCTGCCCGAGTGTAAGATCGTTCCCGGCCTGTCGATCAAAGCGTACGCAGTAGACCAAACCGCCCCGTGCTGGGAATCGCCCATCGTGCTCTCTGGGGATGTCCTTCCATCCACGCCCATCGATTTTCCCGCTGCCAGCGCCCCGCTGATCGTCAAGAACGCGCGTATCTATGCGCTGCCGATTGACGGCAAGGTGGAGAGCATCATGTTCCTTACACCCGGCGCCGGTGCCCAATCGCTTGTGATGGCCGAACTCCGCAAGAAATTTGGCCCCCCATCCAGCGAAACGACTTCCACGGTCGGAAACGCGCTGGGCGCAACGTTTAATGCAATTGATGCACGGTGGACAATTGCCGGCGCTGAAGTGCGCTACCGAGGCGTAGCCGACCGGATAGACAGCGGCGAGGTGACGATCGACACGGCCAAGGCAAAGGCCCTGAGAGAGGCGCGAGAAAAGGCGACCGAAGGCCAGCGAACCCCTCTCTAGAACCGGATAGACGTTCCGGAAAAGGCGCCTTCCCGGTGAGCTTGCTTAAGGGCATCGGCAACATGCGACCGGTTGGCCATGATTTGTGCGCGCGTGAGCGTGCCAGTGTGGTCGTGATAGTTAAGGGTGACCCCACCGCCGGCCGGGGACGGCGCGCTTGGAGAGGACTGCGCCACTCCGCCTTGCAGCATCGATCGCAGCGGCACCGCCAGGCTTGCTGGGAGCACCATTTCTTGGCGATGCAGAAGAAACGGAGCATTATCAAAGGGAACGTCGCCCATGCCGCCAGCGGCAGAGAAAGCCATGACGCCGGCAAACGCGGTAGCGGCTGCGATCGGTGCAAGGACCGGCCCGATGATCGGGATGCCCACGACCGCCTTCCACGCGCCGGCCGCCGCCTCTTCGGCGTGCCGCAGCATCTCCTTCGCGTGAAGCGCACCGCTCGCGACGTCTTGGACGATCAGGCCTTCAAGGAAGGCTTCCACCATTCGACTGATCGCCTGCGCGGCGACATTTCCGAGGCTTTGCCACATATGAGCGAAGCCGGCTGAAAACGACTCTTGGGCAACCAGCATTCGTCCAATCTCTTGGGAGAAGGGCTCGAACATCTGCTTGGCGATTTGCTTGCTCTGGAGCGCGCCAGCCTGGGCATTGGCCGTCAACTTATTGTGGAACGCCTTGTCGAGCGCCGCGATCTGGTCGCAAAGTTTCTGATATTCGACAGCGTTCCGGTTCGGGTCGGCGCGCATTGCGGTCAGGCGCTTTTCGAGCGCCTCCTTTTCCAGGTTATAGCGTCGCTCTTCAAGGTCACGCTCGATCGCGAGCAGCTGGTCTTCGGTGATAAATCCCATCTTTTGACGGAACTTGGCGGTGCTCTCCGCAGCGTCGAGCTCGGCCTTGGCTGCCTTCATCGCCGCATCGGCCGTTTCTGCGGCAAGCGCCTCGGCGTCGTGCGCGGCCTGGCGCCGCACCTTGATAACCTGGTCCTGCGCCGCGGCCGCCTCGCGGCTTTCTGCGCCATAGGCCGTCGCGATTTCCTTGGCGATCCGCTCGGCGATCGCGATCTGCTCGTCGCCATCGCCCTTGGCTGCGTCTAGAGCCTTCTGCAGGCCGGCGATGTGCCCTTGGAAGCCCTTTTCGTCTAGAGCGGCCTTGGCCTCATAATATTTTGTTTCGACCTCGGTGCGGTCCTTGGCGGAAGCGATATGGCCGGCGAGAATGGCGCCCCAAAAGCGCTCGTTTTCAGCTTCGCCCCACTTGTGAAAAGTGCCCGCCGCGTCCTGCGCTTTTTCGAACGCCGCTTTCTGCTCTGCGAGTTCTTCCTCCCAATTGCCCATCTCGGACTTTTCTTTGCCGCCATTCGACAGGTCGACGCCTGGGGCGGCCTTGGGCGGCGGGGTTGCCAGCGCGGTCTGGAGCTTGGCGATCTGGTCCTGGAGGGAGGTCACAGCAGCGGTAGCCGCGCTGAGGTTGGCCTTGGCTTGTGTCACCGCTTGCGAGGCGATCGAAGCAGACGGGCTGGAGGTCGCGCCGATCCCTGCCATTCCCATACCGGGCACCGGCGCAGCATGGGCGGCGCTCGATTCCGCTTGATAGGTCGCGTTGGCTCTGGTCAATTCTGCCCGGGCGAGCGCGGCGGATGCTTGGGCGTCCTTCAGCTTTGCGCGGGCATTATCAAGGTGCGATTGCGCTTCTTTCTCGGCCTCCTCACGCGCCTTGCCATGGGCGGTCGCGAGGTCGTCGATCGCGGCCTTCGTCTGCTTCGCTGATTCACCAGCGCCGTCCTGCAGTTCCTTGAATCGAGCGGTTGCCTGCGTCGCCTGATCGGTCACCGTGTACAGTTCGTACATGCCGGCCGTGATGGCGATCAGCGCGATGCCGACCGGGCCGCCAAAGGCGGCAAGAAGCGCCCGTCCAGCCGTGGTCGCGACCAGGGCGAGCGCCTCCATGGCGGTCGCGGCTCCGCCAGCGGCGGCTTCGATGGCGAACAGGATCGTCGTGACCGCCTTAGAGCTGGCCACAGCGCTGGCGACGCCAGCCGCATATCGCGCGGTCATGACCCCGATGAGCGCTTCGAGCGCCACCGTCACGGCATGGGCATTGTTGGCCAGCGTCGTGAAGAGGGGGCCCAATCCGCTCAACACGCTCCACAGTTCGGTCCCGGCCGTCTTGAGACCATCGAACATCTGATGGACCGCGCCGCCTTGTTCGTAGGACGTGACGAACGACTTGATTAGGTCGTTCAGACCAGTCGTGAACTGAGCCATCGCGGGCGCGACGGCATCGGCAATCGTGGTCTGGAGGCCGAGCCATGCGATCTTGGACTCGTTGACGGTTTCGGCGAGCGCCGCCTGCTTTTCAGCGGCATCCTTGTTGACGACACCAAAATCGGCGGCCTTTCCGAGAATCTCCTTCAGGCCCTCGGACCCGAGGTCAAGAATCGGGATAAGCTGCGCACCAGACCTGCCAAGCGCCGCCATCGCCAGTGCAGTCTTTGCTGGGCCGTCTTCCATGCCCTTGAAGCGATCGGCGACCACAAACAAGCGCTGCATTTGTGTCAAGCCATCGTTGGCCGAGATGCCGAGCGCGCGGAGCGCCTTGCCGGTGGCGTTTGTGCTTCCGCTCGCGGTCGCTGCATTTTTGTCGAGGATTTGCATCCCGCGTGTGATGGTTTCGAGCGACACGCCGGTCGAAAGCGAAACCGCCTTGAGCTGCTGAACCTGCTCGACGCTCATGCCGAAGGTGCGGGCAAGATGCTCGACTTTCTCGCCCGCCTCGGCCATGCCGTCGGCCCATTCCTTGACGCGCTCGACGGCAAACATCGAGACGTAGACTTCGGCAAATTCGCGCGCGCGGGCTTGGAAAGTGCGGATCGATTCCGCGCCCTCGTGGATCTTCGCGATCATCCCGCTGAAGCCGGTGCTCGCCTCTTCGTGGAGTTCGCGGACCTGCGTTTTTGCACCGGCCGCGCTGGAAGCCAGTTCCTGGAACCCGGCCTTCATGGCGTCGGCCATCTGCGCCATCGAAGCGCTCAACTCGGCGAGCGCGGGTGCGATTGACGCGATATCGTTTTTCGTTTGTTGGACGCCGGGCTTAACCCCGGTCGCATCCGCGACGATCTTTACGCCGAGTTGATCGTCGGACATGCGCGCCTCCTATTCAGGAGCGCCCAGCACGCGTTGCGTGATGAGCTTGGATGCCTCAATCGGGTCGCAGCCGGGCTGGACCGTCATGAGGCTCGCCAGTTCGGCGATCGAAGGGCCGACGACGCCGGCTGTGGGGATTTCGCGCGAAGGCGCGTCAGGTTCGCGCGTCAGTTTCACGCCCCATGCGGACGCGAACAGCGAGACGGCGATGTGGGTCGGTGGCCCAAATTGGGCCCAGTGCGCGCGAATGCGCTCGACATCGTTCAAATCCCAGTCGTCTAGGATTTTTTGCTTGGATCCGCCCTCTATCAGGGCAGCGACAAGCTCCATAACGATGGACCATAGCGTGTCGGCAAGGCTCCCTCCCGCAGCTACTTTTTGGGGGGAGCCTTGTCTTCCCCCGGCCGCATACCGCTCTTGTTGAGCACGGAATTCACCGCGGCCATCAGCTCGGCCATCGCCTCGGGGGTCGCATCGACGTCATCGATCAACGCTTTGGCGGTGACAGACGGGTCGAGCTTCACGATGCCGACGTGCAGGATGCGGACCGCGTCCGCGAGGTTCTGCATGTTTTCGGCCACCGTCGAAGCGGCAACCAGCTTCGCGATCTTCTCGGCAAGGGTTTCACCCTCGTCGCCAGGCATGATCGCGACGCCGGCCCGCAGCTCGAGCAGCGCCTGGCGCTCTTTTTGAGCGTCGATGAAGGGCGCGGCGTCGATCATGGCGCCTAGCTTGTAGGGCGCGAGTTCCCACTCGCGCCCACCGATGTTGATCGTCACCATCCAGATTACTCCGACGTGCCCCAGGAGAGGACTCGGCCCGCGCTGTCGGCGAAAGCGCTGAATTCGAAGTCCGGCATCATGAAGTCGTCCAGCTTCGTGGCGAGCGTCATCTTGGTAGCGACGCAGCCGTAAAGGGTCAGCGTCAGGCTCTTGCCCTGGTAGGCGTTCGTGAGGTCGCAGCGGAACTGCGGCGCATTGCCCATCGCCACGTTGCTGACCAGAGAGGTCTTCGCCGTCGTCGACGTCGCAGTGTACTGGTAGCTGATGAAGACCGTCTTGCCGGTGTCGGCTGCGGCGAAGGTATAGACACCCGCCGAGACGCTATACTGGCCGGTCGTTGGGGCAGAGGCCACGCGGGTCATCGGCAGGCCGTTGCTGTCGCGCACGCCCAAATCCTGCGACCAGGTGCCCGAGCCGGGAACGGTCGGCGTGATCGTATACGGCGTGGTCGGGATGGCAGCGCCGATCGTGTCATACACGTCTGACAGTATGCCCGAGGACATGGTCTGACCGAAGAACAGAGAGTTGAAGATCGCGCCGTTAAGCTGAGCGAACGCAGCCTTGCCGGTGATCTTTGCCTTGCCACGGCCGATCGCGACCGGAAACTGATTTTGACCGGTCAACTCTTTGACATCAGCCGAGATATCGACGCTGACATTCTGCAGCACGCCGAACAGGATCGGCGAAGGGTTCGCAATTGCGTTGCCGAAAGCGTCGGTCAGGGGCGTGCCCCAAACTGCTCCGGCGCCAAAGCCATACTGAGCCATGGATCATTTCCTTTTACGAAGAAGCCGCGCGCGGGCGGACGGGTGAATTTCAGGTGGTAAGGATGCGGATCGGGATGATGGCGACCTCGGTGTCGCCGAGCGTGCCTTCGCTGGTCTCGATCGTGCCTTCGATGCGGGCCCATTGGACGAGGCCGCCAAGGGTCTGCGGCGTCCCGATCGCGTTGGGCTCAAGCGTGGCCGTGATGGCGTCCAGGATAGGGTTTAGAACTTCGCCCGGCGATGCTGCGCCTTCGGTCGAGACGTAGAGATAGAGCGAGGCTTCCAGATACCATTTGGTCGGAAGCCCGTTTGCAGCTGGCTGTGCGACCGTCTGCCGCCCCTGCGCCTGAAACAGCGCCGGGCGCTGGCTGGCGGGCACGTCATTCCAGTGCAACAGCTTGCGCGACTTGGTCTGCAGGGCGGCCGGCGATGATACGAGCGCGAACAGCGCGGAAAAGATCGCTTCGCGGTTCATGCGAGGCTCCGGGCGATCGCGTTATGCATTTCGGTGTCGATCTCGCCGCTGGCCTGCAAATCAGCGAGTGCCGAGCGGAGGAACGACTTTTCGGGGACGTTCATGCGCATGTCGTGCGCGCGGACCGTCACCTGGCGCGGCGTGATCGAGCGGCCAAATGCCTGCTTGATCTCGCGCATATGCTCGCGAACCGAGACCGTGCCGTGGAAACCATATTCGTGGGCCCGGGCATAATCGATGACCTTATGGCCCTTGGACATCGCGTCTCCGGCGACCGAGGTCACACCAGCGATTTTGTCGCCCTCGTCCAGAACCGTGCCGTTGATCGAGCCGTAGAGCGCGCCAGTCTTGATCTTGAGCACGGGCCCATTGACCTTCGCGCGCGCCAGTCGGGCGCACATCAGGGCAAGGCGACCGAGCCCGACCTTCAACTCTTCGTGCAGGCGGGTCGGCAGCTTATCCAGCTTGGCGACGATCTCGGAATCGCCGACCAACCCGAGCTTGATCATAGCGGGGCCACGCAGCGCCAATTGTTGAGCAACGTCGCGACCGAGGCGGGCATGTCGCGCTGAACCAGGCTGACGGTCTCGCCCGCGAGCGACTTGGACGACCATTCGAGCTTGTCGCGCAGCTTGTAGCGCAGCGTGATCAGTTCGTTCAGCGCCTGCGCAATGTCGGCCGGCGGGGACGCATAGCCCGCGGTAAACTGGATGTGGACGTTCGAAATGCCGAGGGTGAAGCAATAGCCGTCGAGGACGATCTGCGTGTCGTCGAACCGATAGCCAGGCGCGCCCCATGCCGATTGCGCGGCGATCGGCTGACCGTCGACCTCAAGCAGCGCCACCGCAGTCACCGGATATTGCGGCAACTGCATCGCGAGCGTGCCGCGACCGCTGCGCCGAATGTCGTAGCTGTTCGTGGTCAGGTCGCGATTCAGGAACGACCGAACCCATGCCGAATAGGCTGTGACCATGCTGGCGAGCATCGCGTCATCTGCAGACGACGCGATCCCAGCATAGGCTTTGACGCTCGCGACCGTGGTAAGATCGGCGAGCGCCATCGCTTATTCCTTCTCGACAGTCTTGGACGCCGGAGCGGGCTTCTCCGGCTCAGCGGTGAACCCAGCGGCGGCAAGCGCGCGCAGGTCGCCATCGGTCGGCTGGTCGACCACGGCAAAGCCATCGTCACCGACGCGCGCAGGGCCCGACGGCAGGAAGACTTCGCTGGTGTGGGCCGGCGCCTTGAACCGGGCCATTATTCGGCACCCGCGGCGACGACGAAGCCGTGCGACACCATCACGGCGACATCGGTCGCCGGGACGAGCATCTCGCCCTTGTCGTTCGTCTTGTAGGCGTCGGAAGCGCCGCCATCGGGATGCGTCATCGTGACGATCGCATCGCCATCGATCAGGCCGTCCACGACATGCTCTTCGGCGGGCTCGGAATGCTCTTCGACCACCGGCTCGGCGACAGGCTGCTCGACCGCGGGCGCAGGCTCTTCAGCTTGCTCGTCGGCTTCAGCCACAACCTCCGGGGCAGCCTCTTCGACGGCCTCGACGGCGGGCTCTTCGGCGACCGTTTCCGGCGCCTGATCGGGATTTTCCATGGTGTTCTCCAAAAGAAAACGGCCCCGATGGTTAGATCGAGGCCGCTAGGATGCCCTGGGAGAGGTGGGCGTTATGGGTTCCGATAAGTCTTGCGTTTGACGATCTGGAATAATGTCGGCGCGCTCAGTCCCCACTGATGCGCCAGATCACGGTAGGTTGCGCCGGCAGATTTATCGCGCCGCACCTGCTCTGCTTCCTCAAATGTGAGCGTTCGCTTGTCGCGTCTCGGCTGCCCGACCCGGGACAACGCCGCCTTTTTCCAACCCTCAAGCCTCTGTTCGTGCGTGAGGTTTGCTAATTTATCACGGGCAGAATCCATAAAGGCGGGAGACGCCTTGCAGGTCCGACTGATCTTTTCGCGAACTTCCTGTTTTATCGTGCTTCCGCGTCTAGCTAGGCCGTTTCGGCGCCCCACCTCGCGCATTCGCTCGCGGGCTTCGGGGTGCGCATCGAAGAACTTACGCGTGTTTGCGGCTGCTACTGCCCGCTGTGCGTCCGATATTATCTTCCCGACCTGCGCATCTCCGATCGCTTTGCGATGTTCCGGTGACTTTGGGACGCCCTTTCGAGCCGCAGATTGCTTTGCCCGTGTCTCAGCGGAGTGTCGCACGCCGAGGCAATTCCCTGCGGTCGGCGCTGAATTGAAACCCTTTGTCCGGCTGGCCGCGTTGAGGCGGTCAATCCAAAACTGCTCGCGCTCAATCAATCTCTCGGCCTCGACGGCCTCAATGACTGAGAACTCAAAAGAAGCTTCGCCGTGTTTATTCCATGAGCGCTGCATCGCCTTTGCGATGTGCACACCCGCCCTAAGTTGGCGGCGATGTTCCTGCAAACGGCGGCGCAGCTTGATCGAGGATCCAACATAGACCCGACCGCTGATCAGATTGCGGATGCAGTATATGCCCGAAGGCGGTATGCTGGCTTCAGCCATTGTCGCACCTCATATGCGATGGTGGTTAGAGGCTGGTTAGTGGTGGTACACTAATCAGCCTCGCCACCATCTCATATTTAGGCGTAACTTCCAACTATATTATTAGTTGGGAGTAATATTGGTTATAATTCCTAAGCAAAACGGTGCATAAACCGCTACGGCTTCCTGGGCATACGTGCCGTAGAACTGGGCACGCGCGGTGCGCGGCCACTTCTCGACATAATAGTCCTGACGGATCAGCACCTCAGCCACCGTCGGGGTCTCGTTCGACATGTACGAGGCAGGAAGCTGCTCGCAATAGCCGAAGATCGTGCCCGGGGTCATGTTGGGGTGCAGGATGATCGGGATGCTCTGACCGCCGTCAGCCGTCCACTTGTTGAAGTAGTAGCCGACAACCGCGCCCGCCGTGATCTTGGAGGGCGAAGAGCCATCCGCGGTCGCGCTGTTGTTGAAGCGCAGCAGCGGAGCAACCGAGCCGTTCAGCACGATCTTGGTGATCGAATCCAGTTCCTGGCTCGACACGTAGATCTTGGTGACACCGACGCGGTACTGATCCCACATCGAGCGGCACATCGCGCTGATTTCGGTGACTTCGCCGTTGCCGTTCGAGGTCAGCGTCGCGCCGGCGGTCAGGGCGTTGATGTAGCACTGGCCGCTGTTCTTGTAGCCCTGCGTCACGATGCCATCGAAGGCGGTGGTGTTGGTCGAATAATCGGCCGTCACAACCGTCGCGGCCTGGCGGCTGCCCGCCAGCGGGGCGGAGAAGGTCGCCTTGTTGACTGTGGTGATCGCCTGCAGCGTCTCGGAGCCGGCCGTGCCGACGTACCAAGCATATGCAGCCGCACCGTTCACGATCGGCGTGGTCGCAGTCAGAGTCTGGCCGAGGGTCACTGCCTGGGTCGTGTTCGCCGACTTGTTGGAGGCGCCGCCGTTGATGGTGAAGCTGCCCTGGCCATCGTTCGACGCGACCGAAACCGAGGTCACGACTCCGTTGGCAAGCGAAGCCTGCTGATAGCCGGTGTGGGTGAGCGCGACGACGATGACGCTGTAGGTCGCCGCCGGCAGCGTGGCGCCCGAGCCTGCAACCGAAAGCGACGGAGCGGTCGGGGTGCCGAGCGCGACCGAGGCATTGCCGTGCAGCAGCGAATTCTCTTCGAGCTGCATCATCTTGTAGAGCGAGCGGAGCTGGATCAGCGCCTCTTCGTCCTCAAAGCCCTCGGTAGCGAGCTTCGCTTCGTCAGTCAGCGAGTCCTCGGTGCCGATCGTCGCATAGGGCTGGCTGCCCGGGGTGGCCGAATAGCTGATCGAGCCGGCGCGACGGCCTTCGGGCACCCAACCCATAAGGTTCGGGCTCGAGGTCAGGCCGGTGATCGTGCGCCAGCGCGCGGCGTCGCCCGGATGGGGGCGCTTGGTGCGCTTCAGGCTGTTACGGATCGGCGTGATCGTCGGCTGGAACAGCAGCGAGGGCGCGCGCAGATCGTAGTAATTGACGCCGGTCGACAGCGTAACGGACTTCTTCAGTTCGTCGGAGAGCTGGTCGGTGGCGATCGGCTCCTTCATCGCGGTCTTGGTGAGGTCCAGGATCCCCTGCGCCTTCTCCAGCGACATGTAATAGGGATGATTGACGTCGGGGTTGGCGCCGTTCGCGAGCTTTGCCAGCTCGAACGCGGCCGCCGAAATGATCATGGTCATGAGGCAGTCCTTCCGGATACAAAAAAGGCCGCCCAAAGGACGGCCGGTCGGCTGGTGGTGCTGGTGCCTAGGCAGCGTTAAGGCGCGCCCGGTTCGCCCGGGCGATTGGGGTTATCGCTTGGCGGCGATCTGGAGCGCTTGGCCGACGAGGCTCAGAGCCTTCTCGGGCTGGGCCTCGGTAATGGGCCTGCCGTCTTGTTCCTTGTCGACCGCGAACACGGCGCCCTTGGCCATTTCCGGCCGGGATTCGAGTTCGGCGATACGCGCGTTCGCCTTCGCCAGTTCGCCGAGCGCGCCCTCGACCTTCTCGGTCAGGGCTTCGATCTTGGGCACCGAGCTATCGAGTGCCTTCGCCATACGGTCGCGGTCGGCCTCAAGTGCGGCCAGCGCGTCCTTGTTGGCGTCGGCGTCGCAGGTTGCGCCCAGGCTGACCGAGTTGTCGTGCATGCTCTGGAGCATGGCCTGGTCCTTGGCGCTGTTGCGCTTGCCGGCCTTCTCCATGAGATCGGTGTCGGCCTTGACGAGGTCGACGATGCTGCTGGCGAGCGCCATGACGTCGTCGCCGTCATCGAGCGGCACCACTTCGACATCGCCGCCCGTGAGCGACGAGAGGGCTTCGGCAACCTCTTCCTGCGCGACACTGACCAGCAGCTCACCGATAGCCTTTACGATCGCGATGCTCTTGGCGGGGGCGGCGCTTCCGTCGCCTTCGAGGCCGGCTTCCAGCGCCAGCGACCCCTGCAGGCTTGCGAATTCCTCCATGAGCCGAGCGATCCAGCCGATGGTGTAGAGGCCCTTCGCAAGCGGCGCGTCATTCTTGAGCAGCTTGAGCGCGGCCGCCGCCTTGGCGAGGTCGCTGAACTGCTCCGGCACGTCGGGCGCATCGGCCTCGGTCGTGGGGATCTTGACCGCATCGGCCTTGGCGAGCGCGGCTTCGATCTTGGCGACGGGGTCGTCGCTGCCATCGATCGCGCCACCGGGAGCCTGTTCAGGGGCATCGTCCATCTTGGCCAGCACGCGATCCGCTTCCTCGGCGATCAGGTCAGCGCGCGCCTTACCGACATAGTCCTTGCGCAGCTTCGGCGTGCCGGCGGCCTTGGCCAATTCCTCGGCGCGGGCGAGCGTGGCTTCGTTGCCTGGCTCGTATGCCTTGTCGATCGCGAACTCGACCTGCTCCTCGGCGCCGTCGGCCTTCACCATCGTGAAGGTGGCGCTGGGGATGCAGGGAATGTCGACGATGGACAGTTCGCGGACCACGGGCGTGTAGCGCTTGTTCTCGCCGTCCTGCCAGCGCTTGGCGTACTTCCCGCCCGGGCTGAAGCCGGTGTAGACACCTTCCTCGACCTTGCGCCACTCGTTGTCGTCCACGATGTGGGCGCAAAACTCGATGCGCTTGTCATCGTCGTTGAAGACGATTTCCTGCGCGAGCTTGCCGGCGGCGATGTTGGAATGCTGGCCGCGGATGTTGCCGAACGACTTGCCGTCGCTGGCCTTCTGCATCTCGCTCGACCAATCCTGGAACGCGGCCTTGGCGGTCGCGTAATCCATGACCTCCTTCGCGCGGTCGGGGGTCTCGTCGACAGAGCCATAGACGAGACGCTGAGCCGCGTCCGCCTTCATCAGCGGGATGAACATGATAAGCGTCTCCTGGGATCAGTTGTCGTCGTCTTCGGTGTCGGGCATTTCGTCGGTCAGGACGGGATCGACATTGCAGCGGCAGTTCGGGTGCAGCGGCGGATCGCCCTCGGGGAATCCTTCCCCGATCGCGACGATGGTGCCGTCCAGTTCCTGGCATTCGTCGCAGCAATCCGGAGCCGCGACCCATTGAAGGCCGGCGACAACGCCGGTCGCTTTCCAGCCCGCGATATTGCCCGCAGTTCGCGCCTTGGCGCTCTCGGTACGTGCTATCGTGGTCGCGCGCGAATTCGAGAAGGCGTCGCTGTCGCGGATGGCCTTGGCGAGCGCGTCGTTGCTCAGTCCTTCCTCGGCGCCCTGCGTGATGACCGAACGCAACATGTCGCGCGTGGCTGACTGGATCGACCAGCCGGGATTGTCCTCAAGCTCGCCATCATCGTTGATGCGGCGGCCGACGAGTTCCGCAGCGCGGTTCTGCGCATAGGCTGTCGCGTCGACTGTCAGCGCCTTCGTGACCTTGGGATCGAACAGGCCGACGTCCTTGGCAGCTTCCTTGCCGGCACCGACAGCCAGGCCGGTCAGGATCGGCTGCGTCGCCTTTACCAGCGGCGACCAATCCCAATCGACTTCGTCGAAAGCGTCGTCGATCCGGCTCTGATAGCCCTCGTCCATCGGCGGCGCGGCTTTTTCCAGACCGAGTGCGTCGCCCAATTGCTTGGCGATTTCTTCGCCCTTGGCCGACAAGAACGTCGAGATCACGCTGAGCAGCTTGCGCTCGAGCGCAGGAGCGGCCTTGGCCATCGGGACGGTTGATGCGTCGGGCTTGGGCTCGGTCGGATCGGTCGCGGCGGGCACAGGCTCCGGCTCGGGCGGATTGACGATCGTATCGAGCAGTTGCGCGCCAGCAGCTGTGTAGATCAGCGGTTTGGAGCCGAGGCCATCAGGCAGCGGATCCTCGCCATTGCGGTCGCGCACCTCGTCGAGCGTCAGCGAGCCATTGCGGAGGCGCTTATCCTCGATCTGAGCCTTTTTCTCCGGATCGAACTCGCGATCCTCGACCCAGCTGAATTCCAGATCCGGGCGGCCGAAGTCTTCGGCAAGGAGCCGGTTCATCAGCCGGCGCACGAACTGCATGATGTTGGCGAGACCCGCGGCCTCCGCTGCGGCGTGGTCGGTCTGCGCGGATCCGTGGCCCAGACCCTGCTGTTTCAGGAACGGCGTGGGACTCGTCGAGAAGACGAAGCAGATCAGGCGGATCAACCACTCGTCGAACGTGTCTTGCAGCGGCGGTGCGCCGATCGGATTCCATGCGAACCCGGCGGGCAAGAACTGGGCAATGCGGCGGTTTTCGACGCCGGCCGTGACCAGGTTGTTCCACATCTGCTCGACCTGGCGGACCTGATCGGGCTGCACGCCATCGGGGGCGGAGAAGAAGCCGTCGGCCAGGTTGCCGTGCGTGAAAAAGGCCTTCTGGCCCTTCATGCGCTCGATAGCGGTCTCGACGGTCTCGACGATGAACTCGACGCGACTGTAGCCATAGACGTGGTCGGCGCGCGGGTTCTGCGGGTAGTAGAGCAGTTCCTTCGTCGTGTAATCGACGGCCGGCAAGCCCTTGAGGACCTGCTGATATGCGGCATCCGGAAACATCGGACGGCGGCCCGATTGGTCAATCAGCGGCTTGATCGTCGCGCCGTCGAGGATTTCGAACGAATAGGGCGCGCCCGCGATCGTCTTGCGGCGATAGATCGAGACGGCGTCCAGCACGAACTGCTGCTCGAGCATCATGCGCAGCCACTGCGGCCAATCGTGGATGCCGTCGGGCATCTCCAGCTTGGTCTGGATGTCGACGACCGACTGGTCGATCGATCCCGTCTTCTTACCGGGCTTTTGCTTCGGCTTGATCTGCCATTCCAGCGCCTCGGCCTTGTCCTTCTGGCCTTCCATGACCATGCGCAACAGGTTGCTGTTCTGCGCCAGGGCCTTGAGCTTCTTGAACCCGACCGGCTCGGTGCCGCGCGGCGTGAAGTTGATGTTGAAGCCGACCGGATAATCGAACTGCCGGCCAGAAACCTCGGCCGGCGCCATCGGTTGCAGCGGGGTGAGCGGCCCGAACCAGTCCGGCTGCTTGCCCGTCGCGGCGTAGCGCACCATGGCGATCGTGCGCGCAAGGACGCCGGGATAGTCGCGAGAACCGTCGGCCATGCGCCCTCCCTTTCGAGCGTCAGGCCGCTTGCGGCGCTGTCTTTTCTGCCGCCCAGGCGAGCAGGCCTTCGAAGCCGGTGTTTGCCGGCGCGAACGCCATCACCACGGCGTCAGCGAGATTGTGCGACGGCACGCCGCGGGCCTTGAGCGACTTCTTGCCCTCGACCTTCATGCGACCGTTCACGCTCTCGCGCCGGGGTTGAGCCAGTTCCGCTTCGAGCTTGTCCCGCAAGGGAAGCCCGCTCGGGATGGCGATCAACAGGTCGCGATCGTGAGGCAGGCCATTGCGAGCCTGCCAGGTGTTGCGGAAGCGGTCGGCGAGAAGTCCCCAGCCTTGCGCTTTCAGATTGGCGAACATGTCGCCGTGCGTCTTGCCCGGCTGGTATTGGACATGCGGCAGGTTGGGAGATTCCGACGCGGTCCACCCTATGAACGAGATTGTCCGGCCGGTGGCGGCCTGCTTGTGAAGCCGCTTGAACTCGCCCGGCACCGATGCGCCGACGCCAATGTCGTCGATGTGGACGGTATCGATGCCCTCGCGGCAGACGCTCGCGTAGGCGGTTGCCGCCGCAGAATTCGGGTTGTCGTCTTGCCACTCTTCGAGGCCGGAAAGGACGCAGCCATAACGCCATGCCAGCGCGTTTGGATCGTTGGCCTTTGCCGCCGCGACATCGCCTTCGACGCCGCCGGACACGTCCATGCCCGCGATTTTGCCGCCCCCTAACGGGAAGTCGGGAATGTGCAGATGTGCGTCGAGCGCCGCCTGTATCCAGATCGGCTTGATGATCGAGAGGGCGTTGTCGGCGACTGGCTCGCCGCAATAGACGTGCCGGTAAAGCTCCGGATCCGCCAGCTGCATCAGCTCGGCGTCGTCACGTAGCTCTTTCGGGAACCGCGGGTTGTCGGTGTAATTGATCTTGCGGACGATGCAGTAGGGTCGCCCGTCCTTCTCAACCGGATATTTTGGGTTAGAGACGAAGCGCTGATAGGTCTCTTCGAGCGGGTTTTCCGGGTTGAACGATACCCAAATTTCCGACCCGTCTTTGCGCATCGTCGGGATCAGAGCGTTCCAGCTTTCGGCTGAAACCGGATTCGCCTCTTCCAGCCAGGCCGCGTCGAAGTTCGAGAAGCCCTTGAGCTTCTGCGTGTTGAGTTTCTTCGTGTTGGCCCGGATGCCCGAAAACTTGATGCAACCGCCGGAGGATGGGCAGTTGATCTCGGTCTTCAGGATGTCGAAATATTGCCCCAGGTCGCGGCGTTCTATCTCCGCAACGAACTCCTGATAGACGCTGTCGGCGATGCTCTCCATGATCTCGCGGAAGCAGACCAGCCGCCAACCGTGATAGAGAACGTTGCTCGTCAGAACCGTGCAGAAGGTGCGGGTCTTGGCGCTGCCGCGGCCGCCATAGGCCACTTTGAAGCGCGCCGGCTGAAGGTAATCCCGATAGGCCGGGAAAATGTCGAGGACCTCTTGGGTCACTTTTCGGTGATGTTGTAGACCGGCGCCTGCGGGGACATCGAACCGTCGCTGCTGCTGTGATCGATCTGAGAGCTATCGCGCCACTCGTCCTTGCGACGGTTCTTGAGCCAGAAGATCGCGGCCTGATCTGACGGCGGAACATGCTCGACGGTCGGCGTCCGTACAATGTGGCCCTTGTCGCAAAAGACCTTCTCGCTGTCGAAGCTGTAGCCGATCGCGCGGTGGTAAAGGCTGCGCACGACACGCTCGTCGGCGGCTTCCTTACCCAGGATCAGCGCCTCGTTGAATTCCGGGAAGTCATGCTTCCAGCGGTGGATCGTGCGGACGCAGACCCCGAAGAAGTCGGCCAGATCGCGGTCGATCGCACCGAAGCGCTCGCACAGCATCTTGGCTTGCTCGACGAACTGCGGCTTGAACGCCGTCGTCACCTTATGCCCCGGCAGAAACTGACCCGTCTCCGGGTCTTTGCCAGGCGTGGGCTCGGGCTGGTCCATCACGTCCCCCGAAAAGTCACCCGCCGCACGCTTCGACCCGATCAGCTACAGAATGTGCTTCGGTTGAGAGGTGAGCGGCGGCGGATTAGAGTTCGCGGATCAGCTTGCGCCAGGAGACCACGGCCCGCGCGGCATTGCGCCGCAGCAGCGTCCGGTTGACCTCGTGCAGTCCGAAGCGCGATGCGAAACGAGCCCGGCCGATCGCGGCGATGATCTGGTCGATCTCGCCACACGGCGCGGTGAACGGGCAGGCGACGAACTTGATTTCGTTCGACGTCACGACCGGCACGCCCTCGGAAATGGCGTCGGCGATCACGATGTTGAACGTCTCGGTGAAGCTGACCTGCAAGACCAGATCCATCCGCGAGCAGAGCGTCAGGAAGGCGTCGTGGCAGAGCCAGTCATGCTCGACCAGTTCGTGGATCGAGCCGTCGAACAGCGAGCGCAGGTTCTTGAGGACCGGGCCGCCATTGCCCTCGGTCCGCGCCGAATTGATGTGGAAGCGCAGTTTCTTGCCCACGCGGTCGGCATAGGCGATTGCGGCATGCGCCTGGATCAGGTGGTTCTTGAGCGGGCGGACGGCGCCGAAGCAGCCGATGTCGAGCGTATCGCCGTTGCGATAGCGCCAGCGACCATGCGCCGCGACCGGGTAATAGTTCGGGCTGTAGCTGACCGGCGTGCCAAGCATGACGCGGGCGGCGTGGACCATGCGCGGGCTGTTGGCGCTGACCCGGACACCGCGCGCCCGATAGCCGTAGAGCCATTCGCACGCGATGCCCTCGTTCGCGATGAACGGCACTTCGCTATGCAGGCGGACAATCCAGCGGACAGTCGGATGCAGGCGCTTGAGGATGTCGAGCTTGTCCGGCACGACCCAAAGCGCTTCGAGGATCACATGCGTCGGGCGATGCTTCGTCAGTAGCCGGTCGATGTCGTTGTTGTCGTTGCATTCGGCCAGCTGGGCATCGAAGCCCTGGCCTTGCAGCATATCGACCACGAAGCGGACGGAATTCAGCAGGCCGGACGAGCGCGAATAAGCGTAGGTGCCTTCATCGAACGTGGCTGCGAATTCCCGCTTCTTGAGCAGGAACAGGATGCGCGGGAGCGCTGACATAGAGGCTCCCTGCGGCGATCGGTGATGTTGGAGCCGAGGGCGGGAATTGAACCCGCGACCTGCCGCTTACGAGGCGGCTGCTCTACCGCTGAGCTACCAGGGCATGAATGGTTGCGACACCCGGATTTGAACCGGGAACCTTCTGGTTATGAGCCAGACGAGCTACCGTTGCTCTATGCCGCGGCGATTGGTGCCTCACCGGGGATTCGAACCCCACTCTCCCGATTACAAATCGGGTGCATCACCACAATGCTTGGATCGGCGTGAATAAGGCCGACGCCCGTGGAGGCTTAATTCCCGGTCGTCGGCGGCTGGCCAATCCCCCCGGACGGCCAGCGTCTGGCGCTTGGGGTCGCCAGATACAACAACGCCCGGCCACCGATTGATCGGCTCCGGGCGCATTGAATAGATCGTGGCATGGGATACCCAGAGAACTACCCCGTGTCAACTGATCCTGGGCAGGGGCAGCGTAATCATGCTGGTAGCCCTCGGCGATGGCGTCGAGCGCCAGTCGCGGTTGTTCAGCGCTCGATTTTCGTTGTCGGCATCACGCAGGGCATTCGCGGCCGCAACGGTCTTCCGGCGGTTGCGCATCCACATGGCGCTGTCGGCAATCTTGAGGTCAAGCTCCTTGGCGCAGGTCGCGATCAGCACGGCAGCTTGGAAGGTTGTCGCGCGCAACCATTCCCGTTCTTCGATCAGCCCATGCTCGCGCGCGACACGCAAACACATGTTCTCAAGCATCGAAGCGTGGCCCTTCGTCATCCAAAACACCGAGCGCAGCTTGAGTTCGCTGCCGGGCTCGAGGATGTCGGGCATCTTTTCCCGCTTCAGGTTCGAGATGCGAGTGTCGATCCGATGACTGTGCCCGATCTTGCGGACTGGCGAATTGTCGGCGCCTATCACGTAGACGCAGGATTCGATCGCCTGACCGCGTTCCTGCACGATCGCGTAATTCAGGCGCTTGGCCGTCGCGATGTCGGTGACATTCGAGCATCGCTTGGCGATTTCGACTGGATCGAGGTCTCGAACAGGGATGCATTCGAGCAAAAGTTCCGTCTCACGCTCGTCGATGCCGACGCGCACTGTGCGCGCCACTGCAGCTTCATGTCCGCTCACGCCCTCTGCCCTCCCTCGCGATAGCAAGACCCATCCTGACAATCGTACTCGCGCCCCACGATGTCGCGCGGATCGGCAACGTACCGCCCGTTGAGCATGTGGCCGCCCAATCCGCGCTTGTGCCCGCAGCTCAGCGTGATGAACGTCGAGTTCTGCCAGCGGCGGGCGGCGGTGATGTGGCGGGTCACCGCGCCATTTCCCGCCGCGCCAACGCCAGGTTGAGGTTCCCCGCACCCGGCAGCTTCTGCGCGGACTGATACGCGAGCCAGTCAGGCATGACGTAGCGATCGGCCATCTGCCAGCCTTCGTACCGAGCAAGCATGGTGATAGCGGCACGGATGGCACCGATCGGCACCGTCACGCTTTCGTCGGCGCTGCGGTGCGGGTGTTGCGCCGCTATCGCTTCGAGGTCGGCGAGGAGGCGGGTCATTTCGACGCCTCGATCTCAAGCTTGATGCCGATCGCTAGCGCGAAGAAGGCAGCGAACTGGACCGCGATGCTCGCCGCCGGTGTGAGTGCCATCACGGCCAGCATCAGCAACGCGCCACTGAGAAAGGACTTCATTCGCCCACCTCCCCATTCAGCACCCATCCCCATTTCCATTCCTCGTGGATCGACACGGGCACGCCGTTGATGGCGGCTGTTTCGAAGCCGTCCGGATCGGTCCCAAGCTCCCGGCAGATCGCGGCCCACGTCGGCGCGGCCATCACGATCGACGTGACCGGGCAGGCTGCATCGCGGCGCTCGGAAAGCTTGGCCGCGAGCTGATCGCTGACCTTGACGCCTTCGACGGGCAGTTCTTCGGGTGCGGCCCCGTTCGAATTGGCCGGCGCGCGCTGTCCCGTCACAGCACCGGTCAGGCGCCGCACCGCATCAACGAACTCGTCCTTGATCCGCATCGGGTGACGGCCGGACTTCGGCACGAACCGAACCGTGAAGCTGCCCGTGTCCTTGTCGAAAAAGTCCGCTGCGCGCGATCCGAACCGCTCCATGGCCACGACCTGGTAGGCCTTGTCGTCGATCGCCACGGCCCGCAGCGTGTCGATGATCGCGCCGACCGCAGGCTCGACCATGCCCAACCACCGCTTGGCAGCCATCACGCTCAGCGTCGGCTCAGCGCGTCCACCGCCTGATGATCGGCCGCCGTTGCTGACGTTCAGGCATGAGCGCATCTCAGACCGGTTCGCGGCCTCGAACTGATTCCGGTAGATTCGCAGCGCCTGAAGGTTTTCGACCGTGAAAACCGGCGGCCGCTTCTCCGCGTGGGCGTCTTTCCAGTCGCGCTTGACCAGGCTTTCGAACCACGGCTCACGCAGCGTGGCGCGCCCGACCTTCTGGCCAGAGGCGTTCGTCGGGCTGGTCGCGTCGTGATTGAACCGCTCGAGCCATTCCTTGGTCGGCAGCACCGTGCCCTTGGGCATTTTCGCCGCCAGCACCGAAACCACGTCCTGTGGCGCCTGCTGTTTCTGTGCCGTCTTCTTGCCCATCCCCGCCCTCCAACTGGGCAAGAATATCCACCCCAAAATCGGGCTCGGGGAGTTCTAAATGCGTTACCCCATAGGCGGTTTGCAGCGCCAACGCGGTGGCGGTCTGTTCGACCGGTATCCCCCGGCTCGCGAGTTCGTGCTGCACCTGCGCCCATTGATTGAGCAGGTCGTCGTCGCTGAAATTGCCCATTGCCTCCACCAGCCGGATCGAGTGCGCCTCGCCCTTGCGGCGGGTGACGAGGCCCGCGGTTTCCAACGCACACAGCAACGGGCACACATTCTTGGCCGCGCACTTCAGCCGCCGCGCCAGGTCACGCAGCGACGGTGGACAGCCGGTCTCGCGGAAGTGCGTGCGGATCGCGCTCAGGCATTGGGACTGGCGGCGGGTTAGGGTCATGGGCGGCTGATCTTGGCCTGGGCGAATTCCAGTGCCGCCTGGGCGAACTTGGCCTGTTGCGCCTCAAGCTTGTCAGAGTTGCGCGTGACCTCGCTTTTCTGGATCGCGCGCCAGATTTGCCGCTTCCAATAAGGACTGAGCGGAATGCCGCCATTGGCAGAGTTCGGCCAGGATTGCTCGCCGTCGACGCGCAGGCCGAGATTTCCTTGACCGTTCGATATCCAGATCGACACGCCGGTAGAATGCCAGACGCGGCACATGTCCGACTGCCAGCCATCATGCTCGAGCAGCTGCAGCACCATGCGGCAGACGGCTGCCTCAGGGGCGGATTGCGACTGCAGAGCATAGACGAACGCCTCAGCCGACCGCCACCAGAAGGGCAGCGTGACGAAGGCCAGCCCCGCGAACACGACCAAGGCTCCCACAACAACGTCAACCATGCCCGCGCTCCCCATGCACCGCCACCGCCAGCGTGATCAGGAGTTCGCGGTCGAGTTCAGTGCGAAGCCACGCCGGGTTGATCAGCACGATCCCATGCGTGTGCCAGGCGGCCTTTGCGTGCCGGCGTGCGTCTTCCGGGTCGGGCTCGCGATGGACCGGTAGCGAGGCTAGTTGGGAGCGGATCATGGCTCCCGGTCCTCAATCCAGCACTCATCGACCAAACAGCGGCGACAACGCTGCGGCTGCCGTTGCCCCTCGGTCGGGCGCCAAAGCCTCCGCCATGTTTCAGCCAGATCGGCTGTCCATGCGAAAAAGCCGCCGCAATTTTGGCAGACGTCAGTATCCGCCTCTTCGTCCTCACCCTGCGGATCGTAATCGTCCCAATGGCAGCGGCACGGATCATGGCCGCAGCCTTCGCAGACCCACTTGCCGCCAATGAGGATGCTCCCGTCGCGGGTATCGTATTCCTTACTCACAACACCTGCTCCCCAACCCGCTCGCCCAGATCGGCCAGCGCTTGGCGGCGTTCGGCGTCGGTGAGCGGGTTGATCTTGCGGAAGAATGCCGCGAGCGCAGGATGCGGTACCTCGCCAAGGAACAGGTAAGCGTCTCCGTTCCAAAGTTCGGTACCGGTGACCAGGTATACGCCGCCGCGCCGGGGTGCCTTTAACGGATCCGCCCCGAACAGCGCCTTGAAGCTGGACGAGACGCAAAGCGCCAAGTCGCCCTTCGCCCAGCCGCTCACGACCCCACCTGCACATTCCCACAGATCAGGCCCCGGGCGCGCGTGGGTCGCGTGGGTGACGGATGGGGTGTGTTTCCACCTCCTCGCGCCCGCACGTATTCTTTCTGCTGGGCCCCTTTTTTACTCTTTCTATCTATATAGGATAAAAGGTGGAAACATTGGACGTAAGTGATTGATCCTGTTTCCGTTTCCACCTCTGTTTCCACCTCCATTTTAGGTGGAAACAAGGTGGAAACACGAGAGGTGGAAACACGATTTCGACGATTTTCGGCTCGGTGTTGCCACCTGGAGGTGGAAACATTTGAGGTGGAAACGGGGTGGAAACAGGCAGGTGGAAACATCATTTGCGCCTCCAGATTTTACGGGTCCGGTCGCCGACGCGGACCTCGACGCGCTCGAAGCCGATGGCCTTCAGAGCGGCGGCGGCACGCATCTGCGCCCGCTTGTCTTTCCGCTCGTGGGGGATCCCGAGCAGGCTCAGCGCCTCGTCAGTGGTGAGTTCTGACATGTTCCGGCCGCTGTCGGATTCGACGACGATCTTCTTTCGGAGCGGCTCAGCCCACGCATCCTCTTCCTCGCGCTCGGTCTGCGCGGTGCGCGCCGCATCCTCTTCTTCTGGCTCCAGCCACCAGCGTTCGCCGGCGCGGTAGCGGTGGACGGCCTCGGCCCAGAGCTGGTCACGGTGCAGGCGGATACCGTCCATGTCGATCGTGGTGACGGTGACGGGCCAGTAGCGGCGGTTGCCGGTGCTGTCGGTCAGGTATCCGGTCGCCTCGGGGTTGACGGTACCGAAGAAGACGCAGCGCCTGGGGTGCGTGCTGGCCATCTTGGCATAGGGAAGGACGACCTTGTCCTTGCGCATGCTGATGAGGCCTTTGACGCTGGCATGATGGCTGCGGGCGATAGCGACGAACTCGGCGAGCTCGACGACCCATGCGCCCATCATGGCCATGACCATCTTGTTGTGCTGGTCGAACAGGCTGACCGATTCAGCGGTGTATTCCTCGCCGAACAGCGCAGCGATAGCCGACGATTTCTTGATGCCCTGCTCGCCTTCTATGACGAGGACGGTGTCAACCTTGCAGCCCGGATCCAGTGCGCGCGCGACGGCGCTGATCATGACCTTGGGGCTGACGCTGCGGACGAAAGGCGTGTCGGGAGCGCCGAGCAGCCGGATCATCCAGCGCTCAATCCTGGGCGTGCCGTCCCATTCAAGGCGCGTCAGATAGTCGCCGATCGGATTATACGCGTTCTCGCGCGCGACCCTGTTGACCGCGGCGGCCACGTCCTTGTCCGGCGGCGGGAATCCCTCGCGCTCGAGCAGTAGCCGGATATCGACCAGGTCCACGTCCTCGATCGGCTTTCCGCGCCATTCGGGCTGATAGCTTAACTCGTTGAAGCGCAATTCCTTGCCGAGACAGGGCAGGTTGCGCAGATGGAAAATCAGATTGGTCAGGTTGCGCTTGACCTGGCCGTTGTCGCCCTTCTGGAGCTGGTGCTTCCAGGCGTTCAGGGGAATTGCTGCTTCTGCCACTTATGCCGCCTCCACGCGGGGCAAGCGCGCAGAGCGAAAGATCGCGCGATTGAGTTTCTGGGGATCGATGCCGGGCCCTGCGACGATGACCGTCGCCTGAAGGCCAAGCCAGTCGAGCTTGTTGATGTCGCCGATCGCGAGCGCGCCGGGAATGTCGCTGTCCGCGGGTTCGACCGGGACGATATGGCGATTGAGGCGCGCGGCCGTGATGGCCTCAGCGGTCGTCGCGCGCTTGTCGGCCCATGCGCGGAAGAAGGCGAAACCCTCGCCATAGACCATGATGCGCGCGGTCGAGTCGTCGGGAGCGATCAGGTCGGGCGCGAGGCTGGGCTGGCCGAGCATGCGTAGCGCGCCGGTCCTGGGATTCCATAGGACGACATCGCGGATTTGGGTGTGATCCCATGCGAGCAGGCGCTTGACGTCGAAGCACGGCGGGGCACCGATGACGCCGGCGATCCAGGTTTCATCCTCTGCGGTGTTGAGGATGCGAAAGGCGGATGTCGCGTAGCCGGCAAAGCGGTCGGATGGCTCGATTTTGAGTGCGCGCCAGATCGATGCGCGGCCGCGCGCATAGGGGGTTGCCGACCATGCGCGCGCGGGATGCGCCAGCCAGTCGCGGGCATAGGCGGACAAGTCGATGTCGACTGGGGCGTGGACCGTCATGCGAGGCCCTCCAGGCGAAGGGCGTTCAGCACGTCATCGACCGAGCGCGCTTCAATATGCAGTGCGCCGGCCGTTACCGCTGCGGTGGCGAAGTCTTTCTGGTTCTGCTGGAGCCGCCCAGTGCCGGTCTTGGCCTCGACGACGACAGCGCGCGATTTGATGATGCTCAGAATATCGGTGCTGCCGGGCAGCCCGAACCGGATCGGCCGAGCATTGTGGAGCACGATATTCCCGTTCGGCATCTTGCCGACGAGCTTCCCGCTCCAGCCCTGACCGGTACGGTTTTCCCAGGCGAGGCCGAGCGGGCTGATCTCAAGCAGGATCGCGCGGACGAGGTCGGAGTGCGTCATACGACCACCGTCACGCGCTCGGCTGCGCGCGTTACCGCCGTATAGAGCCAGTTGCTGCGCGATTCTCGAAATGCGCCGCTTTCGTCGAAAACGATCACGTCATCCCATTGTGAGCCCTGCGATTTGTGGCAGGTGATCGCCCATCCAAAGGTGAATTCGTCGTAACGGCGGCGCTCGCGCCAATCGAGAGTGTGCTCACTGCCGTTGAAAAATTCCTCCGCAACTTCCAGCGTCAGCGGGTCGCGTGTTTCGTCCAGCGAATTGGCCTCGATCGCGAAACAACGGAATTTGTCGCCCACCTTGTTAGCCTCCCACATCGCGCCATTGAACAGTTGCTTGTCGCGCTTGTTTTTGAGGCAGATCAGGCGGTCGCCAGTCGTAGGGTGCCACGGCTCGGCCTGACCGATGAGGCCCTTGAGCGCGCGGATTCGCCGATTGTATGCTGTGCGCGTGCGATTAAGGCCGCAGAGCAATTGATCGGCGCCGAGCACGAGATCGCGCAGTTCGTCTTGCCCGATGTCGCTGCACCCGACGACCTTACTGTCGCCGTAGGTGCCCCGCTGAAGTCTGCCGCCTTCACGGATTTCCATGCTCATGCGAATGATCGGGTTGTCCCGCGCTTGGCGGTGAACCTCGGTCAACATGATGTCAGGCGCGCAGTTGATGAAGAAACCTTCATCCTTGACCGGCGGGAGCTGCGCTGGGTCTCCTAAAACCAGAATGCGCTTGCCGAAACTGAGTAGATCGCGGGCCAAATCTTCGCCGACCATAGATACCTCGTCGACGATGAGCAGCGCAGCGTCGACGAGGTCGCTATCCGGATTGAGGATGAAGCTGGCCTCGCCGGTCCGCTCGTTTACATCTACCTTGTAGATCAGGCTGTGAATCGTCGACGCGTCCTCGCACCCCTTCTTGCGCAGCACGAGCGACGCCTTGCCGGTGAACGTCGCGTAGAGGACTCGGCCCTTGACCAACTTGGCCAGTTCCTTGGCGAGGGTTGTCTTGCCGGTGCCCGCATAACCGAACAGCCGGAAAACCTGCTTCGCCGAGCGATCGCCAAGCCATGCACGTACAGCGGCGATTGCCTGCTCCTGTTGAGGCGACCAGGTCATGCCCGCGCCCCGTATCCAAAGCGCGATCGCGCACCTTCGCGGGCACCAAAATAGTTTCGGGCCCACCCGGCGGGGTTCTTGTAACCGCGCTTGATCCCGATCTGGATCAGTTCCTCGATAGACCCGGCCTGCCGCTCCTCACGTTTGCGCGCGGCGCGAATGACCGCGGGATCGACCTCGGCGAGGACACCTTCCTTTTCCTCGACGCCGCGGCCCGCAGTGGGCGGCGCATAGCCGCAGCCAGGGCAGGCCGGGGCCGGCCGATAGACCCGGAAGCATTTCGTGCATTGGCGCACGGAAATTTCATTCTCGTCGCCGGCCTTCTTCTTGCGCTTTTCCCGATCGGCGAGCGTCCACTCGCGGTCGTCGTCGGGCAGGCCATGGCGCAGGCTGTTCCCGGCGTGATCGAGCAGAATCGCCTCTGATTTGCCAGGCGATGGCCGAAGTGCGCGACCAACCTGCTGGAGGTGCAGGGAAAGAGACTGTGTCGGGCGCAGCAGGATCGCGGCCTCGATTGCGGGGACGTCGAAGCCCTCGCCGAGCAGGTCGGCGTTGGAAAGGACCAGCGTCTGCCCGGCGACGAACCGCGCGATGATCGCATCGCGCTGGCCGTGGTCCATCTGGCCGTCGACATGTTCGGCAGTAATGCCGGACTGGTTGAACTGGTCGACGACGTGCTGGCTGTGCTCGATTGAGCAGGCAAAGGCGACCGCGCGCCGGCCGTGGGCAAGCGATCGATAATGCTGGACCGCGTCACCGGTAATCGACGGCTTGTCCATGACGGTCGAAAGGTCGCGGGCCTTGAAGTCGCCCATCTGGGTAGCGACCGACGATGTGTCGGGCGTCGATGGTGCGAACAGGCGGTAGCGGCTCAGCGAACCCTGCTCCATCAGCTCGGCGACGGCTGGACCTTGGATCATTGTCTCGAACCAGTTGCCGAGGCCCTTGCCGTCGAGGCGCCATGGTGTCGCGGTGAGGCCGACAACCTTTGCATCAGGATAGGCGTCGAAGATCGCCTGCCATTGGGCGGCGCCGAGATGGTGTGCTTCGTCGAAGACGATCAGGTCTGGAGGCGGGAGCCGGTCGAGGCGGCGCGCGACGGTTTGGACTGAGCCTATCTGGACGCGCTGGCGCGGATCCGACGACCGGCCGCCCGAGATGAATCCATGTTCGATCCCGATCTCGTGGAATGTCTTGCTCGCTTGGTTGAGAAGTTCGCGCCGATGCACGAGCCACCAGCAGCAAAGGCCGCGGTTCGACGACCCTTGCACCATGAAGCTTCCGAGGACGGTCTTGCCGCCGCCGGTGGGCAGCTGAATAAGCGCGGTGCGCAGGCCGGACCGGAATGCGTTGCGCGCGCCGTCGACGATCGTCTGCTGGTAGGGGCGAAGCTCGGTCATGCCTGGCCTCCTTCCGAGCGACGGCGGTTGGCCTGCGCGGCGACCAGGAGCGTTTCAGCCTCTCGGCGCTCCACGCCGGGCCGGAATGCCATGATGGCGTTGACCGTCATGGCGAACAGTCGATCGCTCGGCATACCGGTCAGCTTGTCTTTGAGGCGCTGGGCGGCCGCGGGGTCGGGACGGCGGCGCATCAATACGCCTCCCTGAGATCGCGCTCATGCTTGAGCTGCATCTGCAGCGCATTACTCGCGACCTCGCGCTTGCCGTGCTCCACCGTGCCGGCAATTTCGGCTTCGACGATCTTGCGCGCTTCGGCGGCGGGGATCAGCTTCGACCGGACCAGACGCCGGTATTCGTCGCGCATCTCGGGCGGGCACCATGCCAGCCGCGTTTCCGACGTTTTGCGGCCTGCCTTGCTCCTGGCTTCCGGCCCGTGCGCCTTGGCTTGGATTTCGGGACGACTGAGGTGGTCACGGAACTGTCGGCGTCCATGCTCGCGTTTGCGTTCGACGAAGGCTGGGTCTTCCAGTTTCGCGGTCATGGTCTTGCGCAGTCGTTCGCGATGCTCCTCGACATAGGCTGGGTCGCTGAACAGGGTGGCAATCCCAGCCCGGCGCCGCGCTTCCATTTCAGGATCCGACTGGACGCGCATGATCGAGCAGCGCCGGCAGTGCGTCGTCGGCTTGGCAGCGGCGCAGGCGCCGGGGTTTTGGCAATGGGGGCGCTGGAGGCTGGTCATGCCGCGATCGCCTCCAAAAGAGGCGCGGGCATAGGCTCGGCGTCAGCCTTACGCGGGTCTGCGGCATGATCGAGCCAGTCGAGCCAGTGCAGCGCCGGCGCGCCAACATGTCCATGCTCCCAGACGAACCAGGCGAAGGCGATTACGCCATGGCCGTCACCGGCCTCGGACAACCTTCCGCGCTGCATCGGGACGCGCCGCGACATGATGTAGACGCGCGCCAATGGCGTGGTCGGAAACCAGGGCCCGCGGTCGAGCGTCTCTAAAAATGCGAGGCGCAGGAACATGGCGACCTTGCCCGTGGTCAACTCGAGCGCCTTGTCGACGAACTCCCGGGCCATCCCGAACGGCGGGTTGGTGACGATGTTGGGCGCGCGCGGCGTCCATTCCATCAGGAAGTCGACCTTGGATTCGCAGAAGCCGCGGTCGACAAGATCGGTGCTGATGACCTCGTACCCGGCATCGATCAGCACGCGCGACATGTCGCCTTCGCCCGCCGCGCATTCCCAGATCGGGCCATCAAACTTCTCGACGGCCAGCAACGCGTGCGTCGCGCCGGGCCAAGTCGGATAGAAGTCGTCCTTCTCCCGGTTTT